GTTAACAATACAGCGTCATTAACTGCTGGACGTACACTTAATCCACTAACTGTTAATGTGGTACGTGTATTAGATACTAATGTTCCAGTATACAATGTAGGTCCTACGCCTTCTGCCCATAATCCATAATCACCGAAACTGTTGTTTGAGTTAGTGATTGAGCAAGTACCGCCATTTTCACACTTAACACCTGCTGTACAGCAGATAGTGAATATACTTACCAACTGTGCATAACCTTGATTAGTGATGTGTATACCTAATCCACCTTGATTGAATTGAGTGTATGCATCCAATACCATTGATTTCAAACCACTTGCTAAATTGCCATCTACACGCATACCTGCACCAGTAGTTGTGATACTGCTACAGTTTTGAATGTATGGACTAGTTATAATTGGGCCAGCACCAGTACTTGGGAAAGCGACTGCGGCTGCTGGATCTAGATGATCTCTGAATGTCATACCGGTTATATAGCAACGATTACGAACCCAGAAGATATCGCTTGTTGGTGTTGCTGGTCTTACTGTTACCGCACGTAAGTTATCACCTACGATACTAACACCTGAACTCAATGACATAGGATTTATTTCAGTATAATCACCTGCTTTAACCATGATCACAGTCACGCCAGTTGGATTCAATGCTTGTAATGCATTGGCTGCTGTTACTGCTGATGCGATTGTTAATTTAGCATGTGTCAAATCTGTGCCGCTATTTGCATCATTACCTGACTTGCTTACATATAATACGTTTTGTGCTACGCCTGCACTTCCTGTAGCACCGGTTGCACCTGTAGGACCGGCGATACCAGTAGAACCTGTACTACCTACTGGTCCACCTGAAGTTACAGCGGCATAACCTGCTGTTGCAGTAGTGAACGTCAATGTCAATGTATTTGCATTTACGAAATCAATTTCGGGGAAATCATATCTGCCTACAAAACTCTTGTCGGTGTTGTCTACTGGTTCTACTACAACATATTGTTGATTTAAATAGTGATTAACCGTCCAAACTAGTGCCGGTGATGATTGAGTGTGTATGTATGAAGACCCTAATGGTCCAGTCGAACCAGTCGCTCCTGTAGCACCAGTCAATCCTGTAGCACCTTGTGGAGTGAAGATGTTCACGTTCCAGTTTGAATAAGAACCTGATCCTGATCCTAATCCACCTGTTACGCTTACTGTGATAGAACCATCTAATATGTTATAAGACTGAACAGTACCTGTCATGTATTGGTTGCTGTAACCAACTGCTGAGAATATAATGTTTTGATTCGGTGTGTAGGGTAGCCCGGTACCTACTGTAGCATTGATAGTTGACGGTATCAATAACGGTAGTGTATTAGTGCTAGTAGTTGTGTAAGTAAGTGATGGACCTGTAGCGCCCATGCCACCGTATGAGACTGCCGCATATCCTGTCTGCGCAGTAGCAAAAGTAAGTGTTAAAGTCGAGTCGTCTAGAAATTCAATCTCAGGATAGTCATAACGTCCTACAAAACTGATATTATTACTATCGATAGGTTCTACGTTAACATATCTTTCGCCTAGGTTGTGATTTACAGTCCAGACAGTTGAGGCTGAAGACTGAGTGTGAATGTATGTACCACCTGTAGGACCAGTGGCACCTTGAACACCGACTATCGCCTGTTCCCAACTGCTCGTTGACTCATTATAATATTTTAATACGCCCATAATATGTTATATTTATATACCTATAATTTGATCATGCATAACTTGCTCCAACAGTATACCACTGAGTGGAACTTATAGCATAATATTGTAAAGATGAATTTGCTGTGTGAGTGTATCCTGCATTTGTTGCTAACCCATTAATGGCTGCACCGGCTGCTGGATATACATTCATATCTGTTACTGTTGTATTATTGACTATCAATACCATTCCTGTGGTTGCTGTAGGCAATCTTACACCTTGTCCCACACTTACTGATGTTACTACATTGATATCTTTTGTCAATGCTGTAGCATCACCTTGCACAGTACCTGCCGCGCTAACAGTAGCGTCAACACTTCTTATGTAGTATGACTGAGATACTATGTTACCTGCTAATGTTAATGTATCAGTGTTTTTATTGTATGTGAAACCTGAGTCGCCGTTTTGAACTCCGGCGTCATTAAATTGAACTTCTGTATTTGCACCACCTACTGAACCTGCAGGGCCAGTTGCACCGGTCGCACCTGCGGGGCCAGTCGCACCACTTCCAGTAGCGCCAGTTAGACCAGTAGCACCTATATCACCAGTAGCACCGGTGGCGCCTGTTGCACCACCTGGACTTCCTGCAGGACCAGTAGCACCTACACTACCACCTGATGATATTGCCGCATATCCAGAAACAGAACTGCTGAAAGTCAATGTCAATGAGTTGTTATCAATGAATGCGATTGTTGGATAATCATAACGGCCAACGTAACTCACGTTAGCACTATCTACTGGTTCTACGTTAACATATTTGTCGTCAAGGTTGTGATTGACAGTCCATACTGTGCTTGCTACGCTTTGTGTATGAAGATAAGTTGAGCCTGCAGGGCCTGTAGCCCCGGTTGCACCACCAGCACCTGTAGCACCAGTAGCACCATTTGCACCTGCAGGTCCTGTTGCTCCAGTAGAGCCAGAACCAGTAGCACCTGTTGCTCCTGTTGGGCCACCTGAAGGACCTGTCGCACCTGTAAGACCTGTAGCACCTACACCATCTATGCCAGGTGTACTTGTATCATACCAAAGTACATCAGTATCTACTGGTGGAGTAGGACTTTCAACAATACCGGCAAGACCTGTAGCGCCTGTTGATCCAGTAATACCTGTAGCACCTTGTGGTCCTACAGCACCATCTAAGTTGATCTCCCATGCATTAGGTCCACCATATGTGCCTGAACCGCTAGTTGACAAAACATTTACTATCAATACACCAGTAACATCATCGTATGATGTAACTGCACCAGTCATAGTTCTGCTGACTGCATTAGCGATAACAACTTCTTGTGCTGTTGAATAGGCTAGATTAGGATCTACTATTAAAGTTTTTGATCCAGTGCTTATAGTTAATGAAGTAACACTAGTTGTAGCATAGATATCACCTGCATCGCCTTGAGGACCTGTAGCACCTGTCGCGCCAGTCGCACCGCCGTTAGTCCATGTTAAGTTACCTGTACCATCAGTAGTCAATACTTGATTGTTTGAACCACCTAATATTGTTAAGTTAGCGACTGGACCTAAGTTAGCGGATTGAGTGATGAAAAGATTATTACCTTGTAGATTATTTGCCTCTACACCATCTGTAGCATACAAGTCATCAGTGATAACACTACCATCAACACCCATACCATTCGATGTGAATGTGACAATATCTTGACCAGTAACTGTAACGATAACGTTGCTATTCGCTATAGGTATATGAACGTTTGTTGACCCTTTTGATATGTAACTACCGGCTGATACGTTAAGATTGCTTATATTAGAACCATCACCATAAAGATATGATGCAGTCAAATTACCGGTAACAGTTAAATTATTAGTTGAGTCGTTAAATGTAAAATTAGAACTGGCTCCGAAATCACCATTGCTATTATATTGTACTTCTGTATTATTACCTGCAACTTGTTCAAAATCTACAGGATTACCATTAGCGTAACGATAATCATCAGTCCATACAGCACCGGCTTTGACATTACCGGTAACGTTTGTGTTTTGTATATTTGCAACATTTGCTACTAAAGTATTAGTCACATTTGCTGTCACGAATGTAACATTTCCTGTAGCATTGATATTATTTGCTATAAGATTATTTGAAATGTTAGCATTAGGAACATTGAGTGATATGTTACCTACAATATTAGCGGCAGTTAATGTATTTGTTATATTGGCATTATTTGCTATTACTAAATTACCAATAAGATTATTTGATGCGTTGACATTACCATTTGTAATGTAAACATTAGGAGCAACGTTAGCAGTACCGATGTACAGCGAATTACTTATAAAAGTATCATCACGCAAATCCACATACAATGTTTGTATAGCATTGTTTACAGTAGTTGAATACCCTAGACTGTTTGGTGCTAAACCTACTTCTAGAGTAGTTGTAGTTACGTTTAATCTTGAAAAATCTGCTGAGAGTAATACATTACCCGTGGACTGATTAACGGAGATGCCCGCTTGCTTTGTTCTATTGATGGATAGAACACCCTGAGAATTCTGTAATCTGAAAAGTTCGGAGAAATTATCCTGTGTCTTTTGAAACGCGGCGCGTATCGCGTCTGCGTCTGGATCATCTGGAAAACTACCGAAGTCAATGTTTCTTTGTGCCATTTAACCACTCACCGTTAATCTAGTATTTATCGTTCTGGGATAAAGTAAAACGCCAAAAAAATACCCGACGTGTGCCGGGTATTCTCTATTGCTATTATACAATAGCCTAATTACTGACCAAGACCTGCAAGTCTTCTGAACTCAGCGAAATCTTCATCTCCTGTGCGCTCTTTATCACCTGCAAGTACAGGGATAGTTTGCTGACCAGTTGATTTAGGCTTGTTCAAGCCACCTGAGATAACTTGAGTCATGAATTCTATATCACGTTCAAATGTCTGCTGTGTACCGTCTTTACCCGCATCATTTGCCCACTCATCGACTTTTTCTTTCTTGTCTTTCTTGTCATCGTATTCGATGTCTTTCTTTACTTTTTCACCGGCTTTTTCTGCTTTGTTGTCATCTTTACCTTTATGATCTTCATCATATTCGATATCTTTAGCGACTTTCTTAGCAGCCTTTTCTGCCTTGTCATCTTTCTCACTAGTTGACTCTTCAGCAAGCCATGCTAATTTCTTGTATAGATTCAAGAAACTTGTTCTTGATTCGCTCATTGCTTCTTCTTCCTCTTCGGCTGCATCTGCTGACGCTACTGCATCAGCCGCTAATGGATTGCTTTCCATACCGTCTTCGTTAGTCGCTCCACCTTTGGCTGACCCACCTGCTGCCAACGCTGAATCAATTTGTGCCGCGGCTTCTTGACCTTGCTCATAACCTTCTCCGTCATCTTCTGCGACTTGATATTCCATCTGGTCTTCTGATTCTACTTCATCAACCATCTCTTTACCTTCGCCGCACTTATGACCTGCTTCCATCATGCCACCGCACTCGTTGCAAGTTTGTTCTTTAGCGTGATCATGTCCTTCTTCATCTTTATAGTCATCACCACCTGACATGACTTTTAACAAGCCCATCATGCCGCCTTTATCGTCATAGCCACTGAACTTAGGTGCACCATAGTCACTCATCGCGGCTGCTGGCTCTGCTGGACTGTCTAGTTGCTGTTCGCCACCGAGACCACCTAGACCAACTTGCTTAATGAATGCCAACAACTTACCAGCATCATCACCTGTTGCTGAAACGCTTACTGAATCATCACCCATGCCATCATCTAAACCTTGTGACATGTTGACGCTTAGACCCTCACTTAACAAGTCATTCAATTGCTTGTCTAGTGATTCAAATGCAAATGCATCTGTTTCTAGTACATCTTTGTCATGCATAGTCTGACCAAATGCTTTGAATGTATCACCGGGTGTCTTCATGGCTTGTTGCTTCATGTAAGCAGTCTTATCCATCTCACCTAGTGAACCTTCTTCGGCGCCATAACTTGCCATATCATCGACAACATCTTGTCCTGATTCGATCTCGCTTACTACAAGACCACGATTTGGCATCAAGCCATAGCACTCATCGATGCCTTCTTTGAAACCTTCGTGATAACGACGGTGTTCATCACTGCCTTCGTTATAGCGGCAAGCATAATTTGACTTGCTCAATCCGTGTGATTTGCCTTCGTGATAGGCTGCTTCTAATGTATTCATTGCTTCGTCTACCTTCTTTTTCTTTTCATCTTTTAGATGTGATTTTACTTTTTCTTCAGTTTCTTTTTTGTCTTTATTAGACTTATCTATATTTTTTTGAAACTTACCTGCAAAATCTTTTTTCGCTTCTAATGTTTTTTGACTACGACCGGCGCCCAATCCAGCACCGTAGTCTGGACCTGCATGTGGAATTTCTGCTTCTTCTACTCCGCCCTTCCAGTCCTTCTTAGCACGGATGGCGAACATGATCTGACGCATTCTCTTAAAGCCAGGAGTACCTTCTTTGTGTGGGCCACTCTTCTTTAATTTAGTAAGCATTGATTTCAATTCTTCAACACTCTTACCTGCATATTGACCAGTTGGCTCCACCTTAGCATCGCCGGCCCATTTCTCATCAAGAGCGTCTTCTTTCATCTCGTCTCCGGCTAGTGACATCTCACCTTTACCGATCGCTGATTTGATTGTTGCGGCAAGTGCAGGATTAGTTACTGAGCCAATCACTTCATTACCTTTTTTAATAACTTGTGCTGATTGTTTTGCAGGTTCAATAGTCAATTGATCTGCTTCGTTAATCATATTTTTGTCGATGGCTTCAAACCAATCTTTCAAAGATTTCTTTTTATCTTTAGCAGCCAATGCCGCTTTCTTAGCACGTTCTGCGGCTGCTTTTTTATCGTGTGGCTTGTCAGAAGATTTAGCATCTTTATCATATGCATCTTCTTCATTAACCATTTCTAGAAATTTTCTAAAATCCATGATCGGTTCCTCTTATACCATTGCGCCTGTTTTTGGCTTTTCTGGACGTTTGATATTTGTCATAGGACTCTTATCACCCATGCTCTTGTCATCCAAATAAGGCTTGAATGGATCAAAACTGTCCGGTGTTTCTTTCGCTGAATAAGGAATCATTATCTGTGAATCCTTGCTCTGTTCTTTGATACTACTTAGATATGAATCAGCATAATCTTTATTTGCCTGATCTGCTCCGCTAATCTTATCAAAATCTTTTGTGTTAGGATTCATTTGATTAGCATATTCTTCTTGCTCACGATTGATGCTATCGTCATACTTGCTATCAACCAAACGAACATAATTCAAATTATAGCCTAATAATTGTGCCAACTGTTGTACCATTGGCTCAGTGCATGGATAACGGAACTTGCACTTTAATAGTGTCACTGGTTCGTTATGTACGCCAGGAAATCCATATGGGTCTTTAGCAATAGGAAGTGTCTTAGGAGTGATTGGTCCTGCTGGTTCAAACTTCTTTAAATTGAATATGAACAAATCTAAGAAGTTCTTATCCACTTCACCCGCGATCTTAATAGTGACATCATATAGATGTACGCTTTCAGCAATGTATTGTTTTAGGCTTTTCATATCTTATAATTCCCGTATCTAATATTTATCATTTATCCGTCTTTTTGTCAAGAAGTGCCTTGAGTATCTCATTACGATCAAGTGCTTTACCCTCACCTAACGGAGTGTTGTCTATCTCTTTGTCTTTGCTAGATTGCTTCTGGTCTAGCGCGGCCTTCTTTAACTGCAACTCAATCATCTTGAGTTTTTTGCTTACTTTGGCTGTCTTTGCTGTGATAGCATGTCCTAGCATAGTTCCTGCAACACCGAAAATCTCGCTACTAAAGCGACTATCTACTTGCATTCCTAGATCCATCAAGTCCTTATAACTGTTTTGTGCTAGGTTGGCTAGTTCGTCCATCTCTACGTCAGCGGTTTCAAGACCCCTGACTTGAGGTAATGCATTTTCGATTTTTTCGAGGTTATTGAGTGCAGATACCGTTACTTCCTGAGTCTCAGGCGGTAACTGAAACTCTTCGGTACTCTCTTCAGATTGAGAGAGATTGAATAATTCTTCAAGTTTTCTGGTCATGCATTATTTATTTGCGTTTGCCCTTGTAGAACAAATCATCTTCAGTAACTACTCTAAATGTACAACCTATCCTTTTACAATAGGCCATAGCAGCCGCCCATTTTGCATGATTCAATGCTACCGTGACTCTTTCTCTTGCACTAGCCACTCTGCTCTCAATGAGACTTTGTTTTTTGGGTTTTATCTCTACTATCTCTGCTCGTTGATGACCTAATCTATCTTGGTATAAAACAAAAAAGTCAGGTATATAAACAGTCTGTTTACCCGTCAGTGGATTCCTGTAGGGTATTTGTATAGATTCACTAGCCCACTGTAATACGCTATCGTGGTTATCACAAAACATCATGAATGTTAATTCCCAACCTGAACGATATTTAGGCACTGTTTTGCCTACGTATTTGTGTTTGTTCTTTACTTGGTATTTACCTTGTGCGTAATTAGCCATATCATAAAACTACGTTACGTGCCACTGGTTGTACAGGTCTGGGTATAGTTGCTACCCCATAAAGGCTTGTTTTTGATTTAAAACTATTTAGGTAGTATGCGAGATATTGATTTACTTCTAGTTTATTTTTAGTTGTGCCTTTAATATTTTCTAATAATGTTATTGCGTTTATGCCTGATTCTTGTGATACTCTAAAAAAGAATGCTGTAAAATTTTGTGCTATTGATTCTGTCTCGCATACACTTTTAAAATAACTTAATACTATATCATATTCATTTGTAGGTACTGTGACAGCGACATTGTAAAAATTATCAAAAATCTTTACTGTCCTGTCAATGCTTTCGGTTTGTGTTACTATTAATGCCATGTCTTATTTATTATTGTAAGTAGTTCTTACTTGAACTCCTGCATTAGAGACAGGAGTTACAGGGTTCGGAGTAGGAGGATTGCTGATAGTAGGTGCACCGGCAGTGCCTACTGTATAAGGAGTGACTGATTTATTAGGAATGTCGAATAATATATTTCTATTTTTACTGATAGGGCTACCGAACTGCCATGCTGCCTGTGCTACCATGTTTTCGAGTTCTGCTTTTGCTGTTTGTTTCAAGTTGATATTTTTAAACGTATTATATGCTGTGCCTGCTGTACGTAGTGCGCCCAAAATATTACCCTCGCTGAAACTTTTAACTGCGCCACCGGCTGCATCAACTAATCCACCTTGACCTAATATGCTACCATTGGCTCCTGGCATCATGATAGGACTTGGTTTTCTATCGTATGTTGCTGGATCACCAAAACCTGTAACTATATCGCCGGGTGCTCTACCGTCAATAGCACCTTCATTGTAAACTACAGTTTCATAATCTACTGTCATTTGATTTTGCATGATTCCTGCACCATCAGCATAACTGTATGTGTCATGTGAAAAATTAGTAATGATAGGATTAATTAACGTATATGCAGTGAATGCATGTTGATTGAAACCAAACACTGTAATGTTCTTGAAGAAAGGAACCTTGTGTCCAAATTTAGGAGTAGCGGTCTCGCCGATATAACCCCAATTATCATTTCCGCTTATGCTATCGTCATAGATATTTGTTATATTATAATCTGCGTTAGTAGTTTGTGCAGAACTACTATTATCATTATTAGGTGGTATCGCACCGCGCTTACCTAAAAATACAGTAGGTTTAGTTGCATCTGCATAATAATACGTATAATAATTATACCACATTCTATTGATGAGGTTGTCATTATCATCATGAAAAGTTATGTTTACAGGGTCGTATTTTATTTTAGTCTGTACGATACGTTTACGATTATATTGATTGAGTTGTATTGTGTTAAAACCATACGAGGGAAGTTTTACATCTTTAACTAATAAACCTATATTTTTATCTACTGAATCTGGCCATGCTTCGACATTGATGTTAAAGTAGGTATGAAATATGAATTTATATTTAGGAGCGTTTTGATAACTATTAGTCCTAAATGTTTTTGCGGCGTGCCTATAGTCTCTAAGGTAATCGCTGCCGAAGACTGCTCCGGCAGCGCCTTTAAGTAGGTCTTGAATAAATCCTGACATAACCAGGAGACCCTAACTATTAAGTAGCGGCGCCAAGGCCTGTTACTGAATCGCCAGTCAAGATTCTTCCGATACTTGCACCAACGCCAGAAGCGAGTGGTGATTGTATTGCGTTGTCATAACGTAATGTCAATGCTATCGTTACAGCCTCGTTAGTACCATAGTTCAATGTATTGTAGTTTACAGTCTGTACAAAGCAACCATATAGTTCCCATGTTTCTAAGACTACTGGTGCAGTAGTACCGTTACCACCATCTAATATTTCGATGTTAGTCTGGAACTTATAGTCTTGACCAGTTGCCGCAGATGCTTGCTCTACGAAATCTAATTGCTTTTGAACTTGTTGTCCAACTGCTCTTGAAACTGTACCTGATGCGTCATCACGAACGTTTACTGTGATAGGCTGCCATGCATACTTACCAGCAAGATACAATGTTGAGTTGTAAACTGGAATTGTGATTTCTTGGAACTGTATCTGGGGTCTTGCCACGTCAATAACTTGCTTAGTTAACGCTAGACCGCCTGCCGCATCGACGCCAAAGTTCAAGAAATTAACTCTGAAGCGATATTGTAGTTTTGGCATCAACAGGCCCTGATTGCCTCCGGCATTATCAGATGCGACTGTCATGTTAAACAATGATTGTGAGGCTGTTGCCATTTGTAAATTCTCCTACTTTATAGTATTTATCATAAGTGAGAGAGCCTCTTAGAGACTCTCTCTATCTTTTTTATTATGCTCCTGACAACTCACCTGTGTTCAAGATACGAACTGGGATGTAGATGAATTCAGCAGCCTTGACAGGCTCAACTGCGACATCGACCCACAATTCATTGCGATCTATTCTAGCAGGGGTGTTGTTTGATTCATCGCAGACTACCAAGTAGTCATAGATGCCTCGTTTAGCAACAAGATCAACGAACAACGATTCAACAACGCCAGAAATTTGCTGACGAGTCAACTGATCATTTGGTTCGAATACGAACGGTCTTGCGGCTATAGTCAATTGACGACGGATATAAGCGACCAAACGTGCTACGTTTGTTCTATCCAATGCGCTTTGACTATTGAATGATGTCTTGTTACCATAGTTCAACAATCCATTGCCAGTGAAGAACACTAGTGGGTTGATGAAGTTGATGTAGAGAACATCACGTATACCGATACGTGTCTTGATGACTTGGAACTCACCAGTTGCACGATCCAAGTAACCGATATTCAATGCGTTGTCGATGATACCACGACGAGTACCTGCTGCCGCTAACCAAGGATAAGCGACTGTATCGTTACGCAAGAATGTACGCAACATCATGTGTGATGCTGGAACTGCTACTTCGTTACCGCTCAAGTCATTTGCAATTCCACTTGGGTAGAACAAGCCTAGATAAGTGTTGCGTGTTACACAACCATCTTCACCTGTGCTTGTTGCACCTGCGGCATTAGTTGCCCATGCTTGAATTGCTGTTGCATCATCAGGTAATCCCATTGGAGTGTCACCCAAGATGTAACCTGTCTCACCGCGATCACTATTCAACACAACCATGTTAGGTTGTAGTTCTGGATAGTTAGGTGTTGCCATCAAGTTGAAATAGTTGTCTTCATCACGTATTGCAGTATTAGTGTCTACTACAGAACGCATTGCTGACACAACCATCGCTCTCTGAGCCTTGCGACCCATGTAAGGTGAACCGTCACTCTGCAATCCGCTTGCACTTACCCATGTGCTACGTATAGTAGGTAATGTTTCATCGGGGAAACTTGCTGAATTGAAGTAATTATTTCTCCACTGCTTGACATTGTAGCCACTACGACGAGTGTTGAACAACAACATACCAGTTGGGTATAGAGAAGCACTCGGTGCATCTAAGTCTAAGTTGTTGCTTGTCAACAAACCCTTGATAGTTGGGATAGGATCGTTTGCTGGGTTGATAGTATTTTGATCAGTTGACCAACGTGCGTCAGCAAATACGATACCTGAACCTGATACTTGATCAGTATTATCAATCAATACCCATCTGTCTTCACCGTCAACTGCTTGCCAACGTGAGATCAATGGATAGTTCTCAAGATCACTTGTGTCTACCCATAGATCACCATAAGCAAGAGCAGTACCATCACTTTGAACAGTTGGTTCGCTTGCACTTACGATAGGACCATTTGGATCTGTAGTGTTTGTACCTGATGGTAGTGGGAAACCGTTGCTGTTATAGTTTACATTACGATAACCTTTCCAGCCACTGATTGTTTTAACCATGATGTCTACTTCATCGACTACGCTATAGAACCAGTTAGTTCCAGTAGCAGGAATCTCTGTTGGAGCACCTTCGTTAGCAGTGTATGCAAACTCTACCCAATTGCTCAACTGCACTTCATAAACGAATGCCGGCGTGTCACCAGGATTTGCTTCTGCAACAGTCGTGATACCGCCTGAGCCGTTAACTGATGCTACCTTCACAACAAAGTTGTTTGTGCCAGTAACACCACCTAGATTTGCACCGTTGAATGTTAATGTATCACCTACTACATAGCCAGTACCTGCTGCCGCTATAGAAGTGATTGTGTATATATGCGATTGCTTGTCTATAACAAATTGAGCACCTGTACCACTTCCTGAAGTTGAGTTTGCGTTTAATGTAAATTGTGTATCTACAAAATATCCAAACTTAACGCCATCAGTAGAACCTATGATGAAGCCTGCTTCAGTCATTAGACCTTGGCTTAGACCAGTAGATGGATCGATGTCATCAATACGGATACTACCACCTAATGTGTGAGTTATCTGTATAGAACCATCTGTTCCTACTGTTGCAGTAGTGTACGGAGCACCTGCTAACTGAAATGCTTCAACAAACTCTTCAGCAAAAGTATTATCTGCTAATGACATTGCATAAGGACCGCTCCAACCACTGCTGTTTGGTGTAGTTACATAAATGTTTGCAGTATAAGGACCTGTATCAAAACTTGGGCTAGTATTAGTACCAGTCACGATTGTAGGACCAGTTGCTAAACGCTTCCACAAGTAAACAGGAGCCTCGTCATACTGCTCATCAAAATCATACTGAGCATATATCGTGCCTGCAGGGATAGCCTGACCGCCAGTTGAATCAAGAGTATTAGTTATTGATGCATCGTTTGTTGCTAAAATAGCAGTTCTTGATACCCACGCGCTAGGAGCGGCATCGTATTCTTTAACTGCTAAGTTCATGCCATTGCCTGATGCGCCGACCTTCATCCATACTGAACCTGATGGAGCAGGATTTTGCTGTCCAGCACCCCATAATGGTAATTGCGCAGATGTACCAAAATTTAGTGTGGGTGGATAATAGACTTTCGGTGTGATACCTATATCAGTTAGTACTGTACCAGTACCTGTTTGAATATTGAGTCCAAGACTGTTATTCGCAAATATCTCTAAACGACCTGAACTATTAACTGCGGCTTCTACACCATGCCAGCCTAATGCATTAATTGCGGCTGCAACACCTGCTACAGTATTTGATCCAAGTCCAGGAACTGTGATTGTAACGAACGCAGTCTCTGCCGCTGTTCCGCCTGCTAAAGTGATACCAAATGTGTTACCTGCTGTCAATGTAGGATTGCTATTAGTACCTGTTACTGCAGGGATGCTATTTTGCCATTCATATGAACCTACAACTACCCATACATTGTCGCTATTCTTATAGAAGAATTGCTGTGCTTGTGCTGAACCAGGAGCCGCTGTGATCTGTATAGCATTAACAGCGTAATCTCCTACTGATCCCAAGAAAGGAGCAGGGAAATTAGCGACCATGTTATCGCTATCTGTGATAACGATAGGAGTCTTTTGTGCAAATAGTTCTGTTGTAGCATTCCATTCGAAAATACCCCAAGCAGTTGTAGTAGTGTCTAACCAGTATGCACCATCTTCTGGTTCACCTGTTGGACGACCTGTCTGACCTACTAAACTTGCTAGATCGATATCTGCTCTTAGTACATAGCAACGATTTGTAGCACCTAATGCTGAGTATGCAGCCAATAGACCATACTCATTCAATTCATAACCTTGAATAGGAGTACCGTCTGTTGTGCTATAGAAGAACGGTGTGCCGTAAAGAGAAACAAGATCACGTTGACTAGTGACTTGAAACAATTTACCCGCATTAGCAGGAGTTGTTGCTACTGCAACACCTGCTCCGTTTGGGTTTGCCTTATCTTGTGCTGTAGCAACAATCACAAGAGGGGTTGAATTGGTTGGGGCTGGAAGATACTGACTTTGATCTACTATCGTAACTTCTACGCCGGGTGATGTAAGTGCCATTTTTTTGTTTCCTATAATGTTATATTTTGAGGGTAACAACCCTAATACGCTTAATATTATTTAGTACAGGTATGAAAAAACCAAGGACTAAGAGACCTTCGAAGGTTTTAGATAAATATCAATATGGGATTACTAAGACCTATCTGCAATCAATGCAATAAGAACCCTAGAGCCGTTAATTATATTCGTGACGGTGTGAAACACTACCGCAGTATATGTGATGAGTGCGGTAAAAAGAAGAATAAAGTAAAGACAAGACCTAGCAACTGGGTCAAAGCAGGTTATAAAAAGAAGCAAGTGTGTGATATCTGCGGCTTTAAATGCATATATCATACTCAGATGACCGTGTTCCACATAGACGGAGACCTCAGAAATACTGCGTTTAGTAATCTGAGGTCTATCTGTTTAAACTGTATCGAGGTCGTTAAACGACAGAAAGTTACATGGAAGCGTGGCGACTTACAAGTTGACTATTGAATCGATCTTTCTGTGTAATTCATCAATAGTTCCATTGTTCTCTATATGATGATCGTATTCTAATCCCACGCTACTATATTCGCTAGCATGTACGTTAGATGATTCTAGAATTTTCATTGCTTCGGGATAGCCCTGCGCATAATAACCTTTTGAATAAGTCAAGGCAGCATCATGCCAAGGTGGATTATCTCCCCTAGATACTCTGATAGTGATTCCCCCTAGACGCTTGATAGATTTCAATTCGTTAGGGAATCTGCAATCGCTGATGACGATATCATCCTTCGCTGTTCTCAATTGATTTTCGATACTAGCGATCCATATATCATCATGGAATGCCCTACGGCCTACTTCAGTACCCCATTGCTGTAGTACCCATCTAGGGGTAAGATGTCTGATATCTAAACGCTCTGCCCACCAAGAATCAACTTGATCTCGCCACTCGCGACTACTCTTGGTAGTGCCTTCTAGCATTTCACGATCCCAATTAAAGATACTTGCGACCGCATCTTTTAGTGGGCCTGCGTAACTCATACGTTTAAAGCCCTTGAATGTGATCAAGTAGTCAGCAATTGTATCTTTGCCGCTACCTATAAAACCTGAGACTCCTATAATCATGGTAACTCTCTTTCAAATAGAAAGATTATTGTACATTGAAAAATATAGTTTGTCAATCAAATATTTTTCCTATTTAAAAAAATTAATAACTTTGTCATGTAATGAATCATAAGGTCTAGTCCAGAATAGTTCACGATTGTGTACCAAAATATCTCTGTCTTTTTTATATAATTCATGTAGTTCATCGATTGAGAGATCAAGTAGTTTTTTGGCTGAATTGGCATATGAGTCGAAACGCTCATCAATATTAGGTAGCGTGTCGTAACTATAATCTATCCAATCTGGAAGTTTAAATCCATATGATCGTATGTCATCTACTAAGCCCATATAACCGAATGGTAATATGAAATGACCCTTGATTAATGGATCCCAAGTTTTCTCTGTTATGGATCTGTACTTTATTGTCTCTTCAAAAAAGTTCTCATTACCAGTGATCGTCTCACAGTACATACTAAAATATGTACCTTGATAATAATGATTGGCGATAGGATACCATCCGCCATTGTTCAAGAATTGATCAGCATGAGGATTATCTGTTTCTAATATTAACCCTTTTGAGAAGTCACTATAGTGACCATCATCTGGATACATGTCTATCAATTCTTTTAATTTTTTTCTGAACTTAAATCTAGGGTGATCAAACGTTTGATATATCCTATTGGGGCACAAATATTTTCGTATCGAATTAGTCTTCTTATCCGTTATCTTTTCTATAGGTCTTAATTCAAAATTCTTGATATTAGCACCTGTTACATACAATCGTTCTCTAAGGTTGATTCTATTATAATCTGTGAAATATATCTTTTGTCTATTCCACAAAAAATCATAACTTATCTCTGTATCTAGGGCAAAGTTAGTATGTACTATAGCAAACTCATTGGGTATTTCTTGTTGTAATATTTTTCTAGCAAATAGAAAATAGTTTCTATCAGGAAAGCAATGATCTATGTGAAAAATATGTAATATTAAAAGTTTCTGATGCGGACTTAGATTCAAGTCTTTGATTTGTTGAACTTTGTCATATATTTGATCTTGACCAAATATATCATGACCATGGATAGCGATTATATCTGCATCTTTTATATTGCTAGTATGTTTAAAATCATTTGACTCTATATCAAACTGCAGGAAGTTTTTATAATAACATCCTATAACCTTATCAGAACTATGCGGGAATCCTGTACCTGGATTGTAAATTTTCAACATACGGTCGTGACTAATATTAACCTTGTATCCAAGTCAATGGTTGGCTGTAATCTTGATACTTGCGCAGGTCTTCTAATAGTCTTTCTTGATCTGCTTTACCTTCTGCTTTCATAGCAGTACCATTCAAACTTGTGCCGCCACCGGGGCCTGCGATAGTACCAAACTTCTCGCGGGCTTCACCGATGATGATCTTGAGTTGTGCTAAGATAAAATCTGCTAGCCAGATACCTGCGCCCGGATCTTGCAATATCTCAGTCTCAGGTCTAGTCATATCTGCCCAGATCAACACACGCTCACCTGTGCCCTTGAAGTCGCGCACAGTACGCAATACTTTAGTGACAGGGTTAAAAGTATAAGTGACATAACCACCAAACATACGTGCCGCTAATTCTACATAACCAGCATAGAAATCATATGTAGCCATGCCACCTGTGTAGTTATAGTTCAATAGGTAAGTGTTAAGAATAGCACTACTGAATGGGTCAAAACTTGTGCTTGAAGGGCCTGTCTCAAGACCAACTGTTCTACGGAAGATAGCACGAACGTTAATAAATTCACTTGGAAGTGTATATGTATCAACGTTCTTGATGATAGTCATCAAGGTGTAACCTTCTTGCGTAGAATTCTGCGCACGTTGTCTATACGTCTTAATAGCATAGTCATACGCCGCTTCATAATGTTGCGGATCTAATTCTAGATCAATGATGTCACCACCTAAGCGTAACCTTAGGTTGTCGAACATCGCATCTTTTAGTTGCTGTAAATTAGCGTTAGTTGGGGTTGATAGTGGATCCGCAGCCATGTTATATTCCGATTAATAGTTGTATTTATCGGATTTTAAAGGTCTCCCTCTTTTCGATTCTCGCTGTAGTAAACGTCAAAGTGTCCGCCCGGGTATCGTGCTTCAAGTTTCTTGACGTTTTCAGCGACAACATCATTAGGGTCGAGATTCAATGCACGACATGCATTAACCCAATACCACATGATATCACCTAGTTCACGCTTCATGTGAAAGTGCGCTTCTTCATTGAGGGGCTTGCCCTGAAACACAATCTTCTTTACGATTTCTTGAAACTCACCTGTCTCGCTACCAAGACCGATAGCACCACAAAGCAATAATGGTACATTGATATCTGGACCATGAACATACTCACCGTTCGGACCATATGCTTCGTAATTGCCATCGATTCTGTCTAACACATTCATAAACGTAGTAAGATCATTACTTTGTTTACTAGTAACTGCTTCAACAAATTCCATATACTTGTTTAAATCTACATTATTCATACTAACTCCTTGAACATTTTTTTTCTACCTTCTTCACCTAGGATACTATCAAATATCTCTTTAGTACGTTGCATCATTGCACATGCCAACATTAGTTGATCATTGGCGTTCTCTGTTGACAATATAGCAGTATCTATGATTGTCATCATAGTTTCCATTCTTTTACCTAACGGATCAAATGATTCTTCCATTAGAATGCCTTTAGGATAATCATGTTTTCATTGAATCGACCGTTAGGTGTAGTCGATACAGCCTTGATGTCTTTGAAGTACTTACGTGCCGCGGGCTTACTTCCCATGACTTCTTTGATTTGCACTTCGGGCTTACGTAGTGTCTTAGTCTCAGAATTTTTAGTGCAGAACCCGATAACACTGTTACCTTTGACAGTCAAACTCTTGCCATATTCATCAGCAACTAAGTGAATCAACTTACGCTTCTTAGTATCATAGACCCAAGCCTCAGCACAACCATGCAACTTTGTAGATGGTACACTGACCAACTCAAGTTTCTCAAGTTTGAATGTCTTGAGATACTTGAGGCTACGCACAATCTTCTCGACCGGCACTGCTTTCTTAGCACGTGGCTTTCGCCCTGCTTTCTTAATATTGATATATGAGTTAAGATCGGAGATAACCTTCTCAATCACGCCGATTATGTTGCGAACCTGTACCTTACCTAAATGTGAATATGCTTCGTTCAACTGCTCATCTTTACCTGCTTGCAACTCGGTGTACTCATCCAGTTTACGTTGCCAAGCACTAGTCAAAATATTGATATGTTGCGGCAACACATTGTATTGTGTCAACACACTGACCGGATTGATGTTGCTTTCTTTCTTGCAACCACCTAGAATATATTCATCCCACTGCCCTTCAAGTTCACCACCTGCTTCTAGCGCCTTCTCACGCATACGCTCTTGAATGTTCGGCTTGATGACTATATTAGTAGTTACCTCTTCTGCTACTACCTCTTCCTTATCTTCCGTCAACAAACGTTCAATTTCTGAGGACAGTTTATTGATCGTATTCTCATCGTTGTATCCGCGTAACACGCATCGTGCCACGAATCCATAAGTAGTAGTCACATTGCTATCGCTTACACGGCGAAATGCTTTTGCTTCAGTAATCTTGCCTGTAAAGTCAAGATATTGGGCAATAAATTCTTTAGCATCCTTCTTATCGTAGAAGTGATGATACCATGTTAGTGCTTCACCCAAACTATGTTTGGCTTTTTCTACACTAAAATCAGGTTCGGGTCCAAAATACTTAGCGTCTGCATCCCTGGGATTCAAGGGCTTGATTTCATGCGTTTTAGTCTTGACCATAGTAGTCTCCAATGCTATTATCAATTTACTTATTCTATCACCCTGTCTGATAAAAGTCAAGCCCTTTGTAAGTCATTGATTCTAAACGACTAAATACTGTATGCCCAAATTATCGCTATATCACCCAACGAAAACTAACGATTATAAATTCTTCGACAGGACGATTTCGGAGCAACTTACTGTGGGTGGAACTGACCTTTATATCCACAAATATATGGGCCCGTCTGCACAGACACCAAGTGCAGACTACACTCAACCGCAGTATGTCAGTCCTGATCCTACACAGATACAAGACTTATTGTTCTTAGAAAACCGCGATAGGGTTTATGATCCAAATATCTATAGATTGCGTGGACATTATAGCGTACAGAATCTAGACTTTGATTTAAGTCAGTTTGGATTATTCTTAAACAATGACATCATCTTTATTGCCGTTCATTATAATGACATGATCGATATCATTGGTCGTAAACTAATGGTAGGTGACGTATTAGAATTACCTCACTTACTAGATTACAACCCATTAAAAGAATCAATACCGGTAGCATTGAAGCGTTTCTATAGCATCACCGATGCTAACTTTGCTAGCGAAGGTTTCAGTCAAACTTGGTATCCACACTTATGGCGTATCAAGTGTGAGCCATTAGTAGATAGTGAAGAATTTAGCAATATACTCAAAGAGCCAATCAACAAAGACAATTATCTTGGTGATTGGGATCCTACTAAAGTATATCCGCCTGGTTATGTAATAAGTTATGGTGACAAGAACTACATCAGTAAGATAGAAGTTCCTGTAGGAATATATCCCCCAAATGAAACATATTGGGAATTAGATCCTAATCAGAATCTCAAAGATATCTTATCAACATATAACAAGAATCTTGATGTTAATAATGCGCAACTTGAAGAAGCAAAACGTATAGTACCTAAAGCAGGTTACAACAACAAAGACCTATATGTCGTTCCAACATATGGAATATATGAAAGCAACAACACATTATCAGGCAAACTGAATCAGCCGGCGCCACCTATCAATGTTGTGACATATAGTGGTGGAGCACCTAACACAGGTTCTTATGGTACTGTAGTCTACATGCGCAATCCTAAATATAAGAATCCTAGCGCAGGTATCAAAGTCAGTAAAGAATTATTGAAGAGCATATGGGATATGACTGCTGACATGGATTTCACTAAGATGGATATCCATGTACAAACAAATATGGAAGTCATGGAAAGTGCTCCTGCAGTCCTCAAAGAAGGTAGTGGTTCAAGATCGCTAGAAGGTAATAAAGTATTATCTGTCATGTCACTTGGTCCAGTTACTGGTCCATATGGTACTGCTGACAATACATATGCTACTGCTGACGCAGATCCAACTCAACCAGGATTTACTGGTACTATCAGTACACAAATGGATTGGCGTGCAGACTGCGATCCTGCATATCAGTATATCAGTCGCGCAAGTCCAAGAAGTTTCGGTTATGAAGCAGGTTATCTATCAGGAGATGGTACCGCCCCTAACGGTTATCCAAGTGGCGCGGGCATTGCGTTCCCGCAAAATCCTCAAGTAGGTGATTACTTCTTGCGCATCGATTATATGCCGCAGATATTATATCGTTGGGACGGAAAATTGTGGATTCGTATATCAACTAATGTACGTACAGACACTGGATTCACAGCGGACGACCAAGCACAGAAGTCTCAATTCATCAATAATGAAGCAGAGATATATAACAACAATACAGGTAACTTGATACCATCAGCACAACCATTATCAAGTATCTTACAATTAGCACCGGACAACTTACCCCCATTACCATAAGAGTAACACATGGCACAATTTTTTTACGACAATCAGATACGCAGATTTTTATTACAGTTCGCTAAGATTTTCAGCAACTGGTATGTGACTAAAGGCAAAGATCCTAACGGCAACGATATACTTGTACGTGTGCCAGTAATGTATGGAGATCAAAGTAGATTAGTTTCAACTGCAATCGCTAACAATAGTGCAAGCACACTACCGAGTGCACCTATCATAACCTATTGGATAACCGGATTAGAATACAATCAAAGTTGGATGCAAAATCCTACTTATGTTGAAAAGGTAAATGTTAGACAACGTGCTTATAATACAGATACACAAAGTTATGAGCAAGTGCAAGGACAGGCATTTACAGTCGAACGATTGATGCCTGTACCTTATACATTGCGTATGCAAGTTGACTTCTGGACTACTAATTATAATCAAAAATTACAATTGATTGAACAGTTAGGTACTGTTTTTAATCCTAGCCTTGAAATACAAAGCACTGACAACTTTGTTGACTGGACTAGTTTAAGTGTTGTATATCAAGATGGTCTTACATTTAGTTCTCGTAGCATTCCAGTAGGGTCAGGCAACCCTATAGATGTATTGAGTTGGAAGTTCTATATGCCTATATGGTTAAGCACTAGTACTAAACTCAAAAAGATGGGTGTTATCAATAAAATTATTGCTAGCATATTTAAGGGAAACGCATTACAAGACATGCAAGATGATGATTTGTTATTAGGTACTAGACAAAAAATCACACCATATGGATATAAATTATTATTGATAGGCAATAGATTACAATTATTACCTCAAGATAGCGCATTCTACCCACCTAATACTGACTTGAATGACCCCACACCTCCTAACACAAATTTATATTGGTCTAGTTTATTAAACGTATACGGAGCATATAAACCGGGAATCAGTCAAATATGGTTACAAAATCCATATATGGAAGATGACATAGTAGGCACTATAGTGCTTGATCCAGTAGATGATAGATTATTGATATATGACATCGATCCAGATACATTACCACAAAATACATTGAATCCAGTAGATGCTGTGGTTAATCCTCAGTTGCAAGGACCAAATGCGGGTCTGCCCGGACCAGTGAATGGGCGCAGATATCTGATCGTAGAAGATATAGGAATGGCGGGAACGACTACGACTGCTTGGGGTGATCTTGTAGCAGAAGCGAATGATATCATACAATATGACTCTACAACCGGTGATTGGTTTGTTAGTTTCGATGCCGGTGCATCTACTACTGTAGAGTATGTTACCAATCTAACTACTAATATCCAATATCGTTATGTAGAGCAAGAAGGTCAATGGATGAAATCGTATGAAGGTTGGTACGATCAGGGCGACTATAGTGTTGTAATCTAAGCAATAGAGTGTTATACTCTAGATATGAAAAACACTTCGGCAGGTTTATTCTTTTACAGCAAAAATACGGGTAGATTCTTATATCTATTGCGTAATGATGCCAATCATAGTTGGGGCGTCCCGGGCGGTAAGGTAGAAGAAGATGAAACGTTGTTTGAAGGATTAGAACGCGAATGTGTAGAAGAGATTGGATATTTTCCAAAAGATGCTAAATTGATTCCTATACAGAAATTTGTCAATAAGACTTTCACTTATCACACATTTTTCTGTTCAGTAGATGATGAGTTCATTCCTGTATTGAATGATGAGCATATCGGCTATGCTTGGGTAGGTGAGAATCAACATCCTAAACCCATGCATCCCGGATTGTTTAGCACAATCAATATTGATATTGTGAAAGAAAAATTAAAAAATCTTACTGAAAATAAAAACGGGGCATAAGCCCCGTTTTTACTGAGATGAATCATCTCTCATCACATAGCAAAAAGCATCTTTACTGCTTCGACACCGGTCGCACCTAAAACTGCGGCCGCTCCCATTAGCATCCATTTTATCTTTTCAATACCAGATATCTTTTCTGCTAACTCGTCATGAGATTTTTTATTGCTCTCTTGAAATTCTTTGAGAATAATTTTAGTCTCATCCATGTTCCTGTCTAGGCATTCGTGTAAGTCTTTTACTTCACTTTTGAGATCATCGATTTTCCCATCCAGATTTCTAAACTGGACTTGAAGTACCGCGATCTCAGTCTCGGCTTGTTCTACACGTTTAACTGCGCTTGCATTAGACATGATTTATTAAGCCTTATTAATAGTTACGATAGGATAAGGTTGTCCACCGTATGTATTAGCGGCATATGCAGTATTGAATGTCGAGAACGCAGGACTTGAATTGTTGATATTTGCTGTCTCATTAGGTAGAGCAGTAACACCCGAATTGGCAGTGAACAACTCAGCAGTATGATCGCTCAATGATTGAACAAATACTGTCGATGAGTTTGCGTATGTACCTTCGATATTGAAAGTGTTTGGCAACAATGCTGTGTTTGCTACGTTTGCAGTATAGCAAGCGGCAGTCAAACCACTAGTTGAACCAGTGACTAGATACTTCTGCTTACCTTTCTGACGAACGATGAAACCTGCTTCTGGATTACCATAGATATATGCACCATCAGTTACGTTTGCTGTAGCATTGGCTGCAAATGTTGCGAATACAGCATTTGCATTTGCGATATCATCAATAGTACCAAGAATCACACCTGCGTCTGTGTACACGATTGTACCATCAGTCAATGTGTTTGCAAAGTCAGTACCGACACCATCTAAGTTTGGACTGTCGTCTGCACAAGTTATTGTGCCTTCACCAGTGATACCGATACATACACCAACTAATACTTGGTTACCATATAGTGCTGTGTTACCACCGACTACTGAATATGTGTTTGCTGAACCATCTGGGTTGTTGAAATATGCATCTACTAAACCAACTGTTGCTGACACTGTTACAGGGCCCGCACTCGATAAATTAACTGGTGTGTATGTTGGATTTGCTGATAATTCTGTTGCTGATACTGTGAAAGTAGTTGCTGACAATATTTTCAGTATCCAGTAAGTTGTACCTGCAACTAAGCCACCGATATTGCTTGCCGGAATGAATGGCATACCTGCAATGATACCTAGATTAGTTAAGCTTGATGATGTAGTGACTACTTCTGTTGAGGCATTAGTAGCAGTTAAAACTATGACTGCTTGAGCCTTTGCGATTTTTAATGGACGTCCCATTTGTTTTCTCCTGTTGATTGCGAGTTCTAGTCGCTACGCAGTGGGTACTGCATAAACTCTCACCATGAGAGTGTACAAACTATTTATCTTCATTACGCAATATTAAGATTTGGGCCCGCCATTTGCCGGTGTTGCCGCTACACCAGTTGTACCTGAATTAGCATGCGGAGCACCAAGTTCTGTAATAGTAAATGGTGAAGATGTAACGCCTGAAACTTCTTTAAAAGATACTACGTTACCTTGACCTACGATAATGCTGTTATTAACTGTGTTAGCAGGAATGATCGTGCTATTAGCAGTAGCAACTGTGTATGGTACACCGTATGGGTTATATCGTGCTGTCGCACTACTAATTGCAACGGCTGAATTAGCAGTCAATGTCAAACTTGTATTGTTAGCAATTGCTTGCACAATTCCTGCAGTACTTCCTGCCGTATTACCAATCCACGCCCCAACATTAAGTTCTGATAAGAATAATGTACCAGACCCTGTTACTGTCGTAGTATTAGTAGCCGCAGTAATTGTACCAGTTAATGCAACGTTGGGAAAACTAGTTGTATATTGAATAGCACTAGTAGTCGCTATTTGTACTTTATCCGTAGCAATGTTTCCCGATGTTGCTACTGCTGAACTTGCTGTGTATGCGTATGATGCCATTTTCGTTATCCTATTTTGTATTTATTTTTAAATTCTTCCAACCATTACTTCGACAAAACCGTCGCCGTCGTCAACTTTATTTTCTATCGCTTTACCTATAACTGTACCTATCTTAGGAGTGCCTGTAACAACTTTAGCCAATCCATTTCCTGCACTAACAAGCATATCACCTTTACTTACTTTACCGATAACTTTGACCGGTATGCGGCCTACCAAGGCTAAAATGACGGGGAACTGAGTTCGTAAGTCACCGTTCATCACATAAGAAGGGTTAGTAGAAACTACCCCTGCTAATTTGTTAGTTTCTATGCCGGCGATTGTAACTTCTTTCTCACCACCGAACTCTAATACAGTGCCGGGTAGATATTCTTTGTCAGCAGAATAATATTCTGCAAGGTCAGCATAAGTCGCTGTCAATCTTGAGCCTGAAGTTAAAGTCCAGTTACCGGTGATAGTGCCTGCTGTTGTGTTGCCACCAGTAGTGATCGCGGTTGTTACTGTTGTTTGTAAATTAGCGTTACCAACAATTGTTAATTGATTTGTATTATAGTTCCATGTGAAGTTGCTGTCTCCGGCAAAATCTGTACCTGAATTATACTGTACGCTATATGTTGTTCCTGCTACCAATCCACCATTTGCTGTTACAGTATTGAATATCACAATACCTGAGTCTGTAGGATACACTCCATATCCTGAAGTATTTTCACCAGAAACTAATCCTGAATCAGTATATAAATCATATAGTTGTAGATTGCCGGGCACTGTCTTTAGGAAGAAGACGTTACCATTTAAATTAGTTGCAAAACCACCTGCACCTGTTATACCATTGATCGTGACTTCAACACCTTGTGCGAATGGATATGGTTGTGATAGAGTAATTCTACCAGGATTAGCGGCACTGATTGTTTCTATATTTTGTGCTACTATTCCTTTTGGAGACCATGATAATCCACCGGATCCATCAGTAGTTAATACATAACCTATAGCACCGCCTTCAATAGATACGTTTGTGACGTTGCCTAGATTTACAAATCCGCCATTTACCCAATTATTACCATCGTATACTAACACTTGACCATTGGCTAGTGTAGATGAATCAATGGATATATTACCATTCACACCTTCTATCTGATCGAACGATATCTCGCTGTATGCAGTAAGAACTTCGATGTTTTCAATGTTGCCGGTTGTTTTGCCTATGAACAGGCGTCTTTCATCGGTAGCGAAACCAAACTCGGCCTCGTCTAATTGTGGGAGATCAACGAGATCACCCGCGCGTTGTTGTATTTTTGAAATTTGTATAATAGACATAGTTGTACATGTACCAAGTAGTACAACTATTTATGCTATTATGTTACAAGAACTGCGTATAATATTTGTCTAGTCTAGTATACCATAGATCAGTATACTTGTCAAAATCAGCACCCTCTATTATGAATTCTTGATATTCATTTGCGGCTGAACACATGAAAATAACACCTTTGCGTATCTTAGTGCCCCAGACTTCATTGTGTGCTGTTGCATAGGCCGCAGTCTGCACAAAATAGTCTTCGATCCACTCACGCTTCTTGGGCTTGTTCGTCTGCTTGTGGTCCATTATCGCTTCTTGGCCACCATGCACACCTACTAAGTCTGTGGTCCCTGCATAAACTTCAGGAAAGTATAAAGATACTTCCGTGCCCCAGAACTCGGTGCAGTTGGATAATCCTTTAGATATGATTGAATGTGCCATCTGATGGCTTTGGATACTGTATGGATTGCTACCGGGCTCACCTGTGACTCCTGTCTTTACATAGTTCTCAAGCCACTTGTGCATTCGTGTTCCACGACCAGCGGCTTCAGTAGTGATTTGTTGTGCCTTCTCAGGTCCAACACGCTTGCGCCACTCATGTAACGCTTTCTTGCTCTCTTCAGATTTTGTAGCATCTAAGATAGTTGTCACGCTAGGAACAGCATGACCATCGGGAGTCATATATTTTCTTGAGCCGTTAATGGTCTCGCGTTTTAACTCTTTATATGGGAATTTATCAGGTGTATAAATCAAACTCTAAAACTCTCTCCGCATCCACAGCGGTCTTTTTCATTAGGGTTGCTGAATTCAAAGCCTTCATTCAACCCTTGTCTTTTATAGTCTATGGTCATTCCTGTTAGATAAACAAATGATTTTGGATCGATAAACACTTTAAATTCTTCATAATCAATAACATGATCATGTTCAACGTGGTTATCCACAAACTCTAATACGTAAGCAAGTCCAGAACATCCTGTAGTCTTGACACCAATTTTGATGCCTAGACCTTGACCACGTTTATTGAGATGGTGTTTAATTTTTGTTTTTGCTATCTCAGTCAAAACAATCATTTGTATATTATACTTGATAAAAAGTTAATTACAAGTTATTTGGTCATTGCTGACTTAGCCATCTTTGCGACGACTTCTTTACTTTGCTCAGGAGGAGGGGCTTCGGCTTGTGCTGGTTGTTGTGGCTCTAAGCCTTTGAATACTACTGTGTCACCTTCTATGTTACTCACTACATTTTTTAGTGGTTTATTTTGAATCATAGAATATAGATCGTTAGTTGAAAAAGTAAGATCAAACTTCCTAAAATAGGTCAATAGTTTATCTACTGTCCAGTTGTCTGTAATCTGCTGGTTTTCCAATGCGGTTTTAAGTTGATCGGTAGCGGCGATCAACTTAACTAACTTCGGATCATTGACGAATTCATAGAGGTACATTTTACCTCAACTCGCGACCAACTCCGCCTGCTGGTTCTGTTTCTGGTTCTTCTTCTGGTGCAATCTCTGCATCCATTTCAGCACCGGCAACTTCTTCACCACCGGGGGTAGATGTAGCCGCAACGTCAGTAACAGCCATTTCTTCACCGCCTGTCGGAGGTGCACCTAATGCTTCAGGGCTACCAACACCAGTCAATGCATTCATAGCATTTTGCATTTCAGATTTGCTCTGACTCAATGTTTGATTCAATGTAGTTAACGCGGTGCTTGCTGCCTGATTGAATGCACCTGATTCAGTAACGCCGATCTCTGATTGAATGCTGTCTGTCAATGCAGGTAGTTCTTTAACTAACATATCATTGACTTCTTCAATCATTTTCTGAAGGCTGTCGAGCATATCTTGTGCTGCCAAGATAACCTGTGATTTTTCTACCTGCTCGTTTTCAACAACGATTCTAGCAGATTTAGTATTTTTATAATGCTCTGTCAATGCTTGAGCCATGAATACTAATTTCATGTATGAAGGATGCGTGTGGTTCTTATAGAAATCAGGACTTGATTTTGCTTCCTTGATCAGTCCAACTACCTTCTCTAGCATAGTTTTAGCCTGTGCGCGATTCAGTCTTGATGTGTCAAAACTGAAATCAAAGTTGGCCTTAAGAGCCTGTGACGCTGTGTGTGTTTTGTCTAGTTCGTTGAGTCTCATGGTTAATTCCCATATTAATAGATATATTTATCAGTAATCAATACTTTTCGTCTTGATATTCCTGATACTTTTTAGTCTGCAAATGCATAGAAAGTGAGGTGTAGCCCTCAATCTCTTTTAACGCATTTTTTCTCCTGAGTTTTTCTTCTTCTAGTTTTGCTAGATAAATGAACTTATCAGGAATTTCCCTTTTATTCATCAATTTTTTATGCTGTGCTATAGCGACATCTAATGCCCCTATAATCTGGTCTAATTCTCTTAGTCTTTTTGTCTCTTTACATTTCTTATTCTTCTCAAATACGCAATGAGTCACTGCATATTTAAGACTAGAAAACTCATATTCAGGGGCATACGGATCATTGATAGTTACTATCTTAAATATTCCGTCCTCTTTAGGAACAATGATATATGTTCCAAACAGGTTATAACTCCCGTCATACTCCTTGACGATAAAGATATCCTTTATCTTTTTGGCTAGATAAGACTTATTCATATTCATATTTAACAAAATAAATGTTCCTTTTTTCCAAAGTTATATCTAACCTATCTCCTGTATTGTGCCATTGACTATCACATTGAATCATAGGTACTTCTGAACAGTCTTTATATAAAGACCCTAGATCACTGACCCCATCTTCAAATACACTTTGATGTTGCACCTCAAACACGAATTTCCATACAGGAACAATTTTCTTATCTGTAAGCATAGTACCGAAATAATGCTCCTTACTAAAGTCTATTTCTAACCGTATAGGATCTTCAATGATATCGGGCTGTGCGCGTAATGATATGACTTGCAATATAGTATCGAAATTGCATTGTGTGTTACGTTTTCTATACCATGCATTTGTATCTGTTATATCATCACCCGGTCTAGCACGATTCAATACTCCTGTCTTTGTGATATCGAATAGTGTGTAGCAGGTAATCCTGTGCATGTCTTTATTTAAGGCAAAAAAAAGACCCGAGAATAAATCTCGGGCCCTTTATGCTTCAACTTAAACTAATGATTAGTTAGTGAAAGTTGCTGAGGCTGATACAGTTACAGCATTTGCCCAAGCGGGACCTGTAGCTGATTCTAATGCAGTTACTAGGGTAGCAGTTGTCCATGCACCTGTTGGGTATACAGCGAATGCTAATGTGTCGTTAGATGCGTCTGTGTATTCATAGATGTAGATAGTTGCTAACTGCTGAATTGTTTGAACTGCTGAGTTAACTTGAGTAGTTGTCAAAGCACCGTTTGCAGTTGCAGTGAAGAAGTCCAACTTTGGACCTTGTGGCTGAACTGTTAATGCTGAAGAAACTGCGTTAACGCCTGTGTTTGTGTAATCTGGCTGATCTAACCATAATACTGGTTTTAGGTCGCCATTAACTCTTGTAAATTGTGCCATTTTAAAATCTCCTAATGTTGTGAGACCTACTGTCTCATACAATTATTTATGCCTGGCACAAAAAAATGCTGGTTTGGCTAGCGTTGGCCAGCCAAATTTTGGCGGCTAAAGCCCATTCTATCTACAAATTTCAAGCCATTTGACACAAAACCTTCTTGACTTTGCTGGCCACTCTGTAGATAGCCCTTGACTGGACTTTGCTCTGCTTGCTTTGCTAGTTGTTCGACTACTTGATTCTTGAGGTTATATACAGCGACCCATATATTGAACAGACCTTCTATGCCTGCTTTGTTGGCATTGATATGATCTGATAACTTCTGTTTCATGCTAGGAGTCATTGGGCGGCTCTCAAAGTAGTCCATGAAGTCGTTTGCTAGATTGCTTAGATCACCTGATACTATCTTTTTATTGATATACGTTGTGAACAATTGATTAAATGTGTTACGTGCTTGCGGAGCCTGCATCAATTTCTTTACTGCATTCCCATATTGCTTTACAGCAGACTTAGCATTATTGACTAGCCCTTGATCTAGTTTCACTGAAGGGACTATAGGCATAGCACTAGGAATTATAGCGACATCGCTATTGTTCTTTAACTGACCTATGCTACCGTTCAACGGAGTTGATTCGTCAGTAGTAGCGGCATCAGCAGGAATAAATTGATGCACCGCGATACCAGCAGTCTTGCCTGTGATGAGTTTACCTATCTCGCTATCAGCATCTACTGTATATGCTATACCGTTAGGATTCGCTTTAAATTTATACAAACCGTTTTGTTCTTTAAGCGGTTGCCCGAATAACATGTCGCCCCAGTAGTAGCCCTGAGTTCCTTCACTTGCCTTCTGTAGACCGGCCCAAATGTTTGTAATGATATTATTAAGTTCACCACGGTCAACCCCCCTCGCTCTATCGTACTCTATGAATTGTTCTGGGCTGTATACTTTTCTTCCTGACAGGTCCTTCTTATTGAACATATGCTTATCCATGATGCTGAATTTTCTATCAGGACCATGGCCAAATATTAATGCAGGATATCCGTCCCACTTAATAGTGATTGTTTTAGGATTCTTAGCAGTAGCAAGTATCGAACTGATAGCCTGATTTGCACCTGCAACATCTGACAATATTACTAGGTCTTCAGGGTGATCTAAGTGGCCTTTGCCCTCACGCAATAGTCTAGCATCTTCGTCAAATTGACGAAATCTTTCTTTCATATGTTGAAAGAATTCCTGTTCGTTCTTAAACTTCATTTTATTTGTCTTGTTTTCTACCTTGATCTGAAACAGCCCATGCAATATTTGCTATATCAGTCAAATCTTTATTAAGAGTTCCTGCCTTATAACTTTGCGGCATGCGCTTTAATATATCATCTACTTGTTGTTGTGAAGATCCAAAACTTATTCCTCTCAAGAAACCTTTCATGAAATTATCACGCAACCATGAACCAATGCTGGGCTTACCTGTTCCTGCTGCCGGGGCGCCGGCTGCGGCTGGTTGAGCACCTGCGGCTGGTGCGGCTGCTGGTTGACCTGGGCGCTTAAACACTCCCTTGATCTTATCCATGATACCTTCATCAGTTTTCAAGAATCTATCTCTATCTTCTCTTTCTTTTCTCTTCTTGGCAAGCAGACCTTGGATACGGTTAACTGCTAATTCAGGATCATATCCTGCTTTCTTTAATGCATTTCTAAACTTCTCAGAAGAATGCATTTTGTGATATATCTCTGTGAGTCTATCTTCACCTATACTCTCTTGTATAGTCTTCTGCTTATTGCCTTTAGCATACTGACCCATGAACTGCTGATGTAAGTTCTTAACATCATAACCTGCATTATTTGCTTTAAGAATTTTATCACCTACTCTTATTAGATAATCTTTGTTAAGACTTACTTTACCTAAATCGGCGGCGATCTCTTTTGCCATCTTGCTTTCAGGAGGAAGAGGTTTAGTTCCGGCTGGCTGTAATTTTCTCATCGCGCTAACGATCTTATCTACATTAACGTCAATTTCCGGCTTGGCTGCTCCCTGCTTTTGTCCTGTAGGTACTGCTTGATTACCGGGTGCTTTACCTCCGGGCTGAACAGCAGTTACTGGCGGGGCGGCGCCGGGTTGGGTACCTGGGGCAGTACCGGGGGCAGTACCGGGGGCAGTACCGGGGGCAGTACCTGGGGCAGTACCTGGGGCAGTACCTGGGGCAGTACCTGGGGCAGTACCTGGGGCAGTACCTGGGGCAGTACCTGCGGCAGTACCTGCGGCAGTACCGGGGGCTTGTGTTGCTGTTCCTCCTGCTTGAGGTGCGCTAGGTGTTGTTCCTGCGCTCGGCGTAGTGGGTTGTGCTGTTGCATTACCGGCTCCTAAATCACTTGAGTTGACATCTACTAAATCTTGTTGAATAGCAGTGTTCAATGCGTTAGCACCTCTAGAAACAAACTTCTTAATAAAGATGTCCTGTGCTAACTGGTCTTCTGGGCTTAAACCAGACTTCTTGGCTCTTGCCATAGCACTACCCACGCCTTGTGTGTTAGTTGGCTGTGCTATCGCGCTGGCTGCTTGTCCTGCTTTTCCTAACATGTTTTGAAACATGTTTAATTCATTGATCTTCATCTTTCTTCCTCAGTGATTTAGCGAATCGATGCGCATCCTTACCCTTGATAGCACTTAATAGTTTCTTTTCAAGGATTTCCGCTTTTTCTGGAGAATATTGTCGGTTCATCAATTCAATCAGATTGATGGCGCTAGTGATGACATTATGAGCCCTGCTCTCAATTACATGGTTCATGTCGCGGTTATTACCGATAATTTCCAGTTCTTCTAAAAGGCTACGTGTACGCTTTTGCATATATTATTCCTTAAAGTATTTATCTGGAAACGGATGTTTTATTTCTTAAGTGAAGCCAATAAACTCTTGAGTTTTGCGCTCTGTACGTCGGGTACGACCTTGCTAGACTCAGGGGTTATCTCCCCTGTTATAGGGTCAGTTTTTTCAATAACTGTGCTTGCTCCCACTTCGCTTGTAGCCTTGATTTTAGCCAGTAACTGAGTTCCTGAGGGTTGTGCCTTGTATGACTCATCGGTACCATCGTCTGTGATACGCAATGTTTCTACATCGAATTTAAGTTCAATCTTCTGACCTACGCCTGAACTGCTACGTGTCTTCATCAATTGAATCTGATAAAGTCCACGCTCACGCATACTACGGCTAGTAAAGATACCAAACACATTGTCCGCAGTATTAATCTTCGAAATACCACCTGAGATATGACTGTGATCAAATTCAATCTCTTCAACTGCGCTACGATTCAACTGACTTGCTGTGACAAATAGTACATTCAGTTCCTTTGCTAGATTACGCAATTCTTCTGACACATACTTGTCTTTAACAAACAAGTCACTAGGGCTGACTTTTGCGCTGACAGGCATGATCAAATCAAGATAGTCAATACACAAGAAATCCACACGAACACCTGTTTGAATCTGCAATTCTTTAACATATGCTCTAATATCGTTAACATTACTTTGTGCCGGCATATACTTGATTCGTAGATGACCTGCTTTCTTTGCAACCATCTTGACCTTCATCTCAACATTATCAATGTCTTTGAAAATCTCACGGCTGCTTGTGTCAGTCATCATACTATCGATACGCATTGAACATAGACCTTCACTCAATTCAAGTGTGATATACACACCACTGAGACCTGCTTGTGCCCAATTCACTGCCAAGTTCTGCATGATCAAACTCTTACCTGAACCTGAACCACCTGCAAAGATTTGTAGTTCACCGCGATTGAAGCCACCATATAACTTTTGATCAAGAATTGGCCAGCCTGTGCTGTTCTGACCGTTATTACTTTTCAATGCCATCAATCTCGCTCTAGGATCAGCAAAGTAATCAGTACCCATATCTTTCTGTAGAGAAATCTGAACTGCATCTTTGATCAGTTTCTCTACAGGTTCATACTCACCCTTCTCTAGCAAATCTGCCGATTTAAGGATAGCCCTCTCAAGTGCTTGTCGTTTCGTGAACGATTCGAATTCTTCTAGGAACCAGTCATAATGACCTTCATCTAATTCATCTAGCCTATCAACAGATACGTCAGTCGTTGCCTTGATCTGTATAGGTTCAGGCATGACGTTATATTTTTTAGTATGTTCTATGATGAATTCAGCGACTGGTCTCAATCTACGATCAAAGTGTTCTGCATTCATGATGTTCATGACACGGGTATATAACTCTGCGTTCGTTACCATCATTCTTAAAAACAATGTCTGTACATCAATGTTGAAGTCGTTTATCAAGTTGTTTCCTCTTAATCTCTAATTTTATTTTGCTATTAGTCGCTGATTGCAAGATACTTAGCAATGTAGCGAGTTTGCCATATTTTATTACTGCGTCATTTACGTCTTTGATTCCAGTTTCCCAACTAGGAATACTTACATAAAAACCCAGTTCTAATGCACGATTGATAACGTCCATACCACTTTTGTCCTGATCTGGTACAACAATTATCTTTTTATTCAGTTGTTTTAATAATTCTGCTTGTTCTTCACTGATGCCGTTAGTAGTCAACGCACAGCCATCTATGCTCAATGCATCGAATATACCTTCAGTCACGACACATGCTTGCCATTCTGGTTTCTGTAAATCGTAACCAAACAAATATCCAGGTTGTTGCTCACTAATGAATTTAGGTTTACGATCATCTAAGTATCTGCTAGTGTGTCCTACTACCTTGTTTTCAAATGTGAAAGGTATGATGATGCGATTCGCTTGACGACCTTCTTCATCAGGAGTACACATGTAGGGGAACCTACTGATATCTACTTTACGTTTAGTTAGATACTCTATGAAGACTTCGTGTTTAGGATTGTTTGTGTCTATCAATTCAGCATCAGGCAAATTCATCTCTTTGAATTTTACCTTTTTCTTTTCTTTTTTTACCTTTACAAAATCTAACAAATCTTTGTGTTGTAAACTCTCAAAACTATATTTGTTGATATCGTCAATGTCCATACCACACCAAGCCAACAATTGCTTTGTATTCTTAGTGAGTGGTTTGCCTAGCGTGAACCCAGATTTAAATCCGCAGTTAAAACAATGATAACTCCAGTTGTCGGCATCGCTGAATTTGATACCACCGCGTCCGCGACGGTCAACGCTATGCCCGCGATAGTGGCAGCACACAGCGTTGAAACTGTGCCAGCCGCTTTGCGTTAGTTTTTTCTTACCAGGAATGACTTGAAGTATATCAAACACATTATAATTATATCACCTTGCTACGCAAAAACAAAGTGTATCGGCAACTTATTATTCCAAATCTTCTATGGCTGTTATCATATCCAAAGTAATGTCGCCCATATACATGCATTGATCCGTTTCTAACAAACTTTCTTGCCAATCTTCAATATTAGTATGATCTATGTCACCTATCAATTTAGTATGGTCTAATTTACTTACATCTACTGTGACTAAAACCACATCATCATTGCCGGTTCTATTTTGATCGGATTCGGCATATTCAATTGCTAATTCAGGATTATCTGTAAGAAAAACAGAATGTTGTCTTGAACTTTTTAGACCCTGTTTTTTTATTATTTCAGATGGTGTTGATGTACCGTGCCACAAATGTTTGTGTTTACTGGCTTCTTCTACTAATAATATGTAATCACGCAGACTCATTATCTTGCCAAAATGTTTGATACTATTCCGGTATTACTTGTGAATACCATTCTTATGAATGGGTGAAATCCATGTATCGTGTACCCTACAGTCTCAGTAGTTTCTAAGTATTCATCTGAACTTATAGGATACCAATCTGTAAGTTGGCTATTGAATGTACCTTCTATAGCAACTTCACCATTGAACTCATGTAAATGGGCCTGCAATGTCAACACTGGATTGTCATTAGTATTGATGACTGAACTATAATATGTATTAGCATTTGACAATACGTTGTTTATGCTGTTGTTACTATCTAAGTTAGGGAAAGGTTGTCCTGTCGGGATAGTAACCATTTCGCTAGGAACGAAACTAGGAAGTACGCTGTCTACTACATTGATCTGACCACGTGCGCCTGCCGCAGGGTCAACGAATACAGGATATCCAAACTGTCCTACAGGAATCTCTAAACTATAGTGACACATCTGCGCAGGTATGTCTTCGATTTCGGCTGCATTGAGTTGCAGATATGCGATACCTGTCAATGGAAGTTCCAATGTCAATGCTTTCCTTATTAATACTTCTGTACCATCATAATTTATGATGCGACAAGTTATCACTTTTCCTGTGATATCCACTGGTTTCTGCTCTTGGTTCAAGAACTGAAACTGTAATTTGTTATCTACACCTTTATGTAGATTCATGGTTTTTGCGTATACTGGCATAAAGGCCCTCGGACTGTTTCCTGATAGTAGGACGACAATCTGGCGCTGGGTGAAAATGAATGCTGGTGTTGAATATCTAACTGTATTAATCGTCACAGATTGTCGCTCCTGTATGTATTTAGTCGCATAAAAATAAAATATTTTATTGGCAACCCAATTATAAATAATCTTCAATGACGATTTCAAAAGATTTTTTTAAGAAGTTAACCGACAATCACCCCTTTATAACGGTCGTTTCCTTTGCCAGCCAAGATTATGTGGGAATAATGCAGAACCGAGATGATCAATGTACTAGCATATATGATTATGGTTCTATAGTAGATGTAAAGGTAAAAGAGTTGTTTCTAGAGTTAGGCGAGGTCTGGTGGTGGGAAAGTAACCGCCAGATACCTATCAATATTTTCCTCAAGGAAGAATGGAATCCATTCAAGCCCTATCTGAGGACATTTAACAATAAGAATTTAACCGTGTTACACGGCCCTATAGTGAGCCTAAACGAACTTAACAAGCGCAAGACAAAGCGCCGTAGTATAACGTTAGTTAAGCGGCTTCCTTGATCGCTTCTTTCTGCGATTTTTAGCCATTTCTAGGCTGAGTTTTCCTACCCTAGTGTCAAAACAAACCCCATTCAAATGATCAGACTCATGCTGATAGACTCTAGATATTAGTCCTGAAAACTCAGTCTCTATAATTCCACCCAACGCATTCTGATATTTTACTTTGATAGTGTCTGCTCTTCTGACACGCAACCATAATTCAGGAAAACTTAAACAACCTTCTTGATCCATGATGTTGCCATCTGCTTCTATGATCTCAGGATTGATACAAGCATATAATTTGTCTTTATTGCCCATGATAAAGATGCGTTTACTCAAGCCTACTTGTGGACCTGCTAGACCGATACCGTTGCTCTCTATCATGATCCTAGCCATGTCTTTGATGATATCGCTAGGATCACCGTCAATCTCAAAGTCCCATGGTTCTGCGGTCAATCTTAATATAGGATCATTTTCTTTAACTAATTGTAAGTTCATTGGATAACAAATTCATGTGTACTACGACCAGATGCGCATACGCCACCGCATGCGACTTCTTGAAACTATATGTGCCTTCTTCTTTGTCCCATATAGTCTTATTCACTTCTGACCAAGATAGTCCTATCAGATGTTTTTTACCCGGTCGTATGACGGCTAAGAACATTGCTAGTCTCGGTATACTATTTACTGGCTCAGGCATCTTACGCAAACTATTATAATGGTTACCCAAGTGTATCAACTTTTCTACAAATGAAGGATCGTTTAATTTATTCCAGTCTGGTTCAGCCATCAACTCTACAAGATGTTTTTCATCACGCACATTCTTATAAACGTGTACATTGAGCATGTCGATTTTCATATAGCCACGTTCTTCTGCGTCTACATAATCGATAGATGCCATATCATTGACAGGGTCGTAAGGTATATCTGTTACATAAACGCCTGTCGCATGTTTACGTATAGTAGATTGATGATTAGCATAGTTGGAAACTTTAGCATTGCGCATTGCGGCAGAGGTATGACTAATCTTTTGCAAAATCAATTCACGATCTGCAAAGTCAATATCAATATCACTCTTAAATTTCATAAATTATTGCCATCTTAATTCAAACCAAATTGCATCTTTAGGATCACGGAATCTATATTCTGCTACGTGATCGTAGTTATAAGAAACATCGCTAACATCCTGAACAGTATGACTTATAAAAGTACCGCAGTTTTGTTTTGCCCAATCGGCGGCTTCATCAAAATGCTTTTCAGCCTCTGCATAAGGTATATTTGAATCATTCAAATAAACTAATTTCATTTAGTCAGTCCCAACTTACGATATGCTTCTTGCACTTTGATAGCCTGACGTTCAGCATCTTCTACTGCTTTGTGTGTAGTCTTGTATCCGCCATCTTTCAATTTAACATTGGCTAGTTCATACAGTGTTCTTGTATCACGCACAGTATAGAATGGCCAAGGGATAGGATTAGGTCTATCACTCAATACTTGACGGAACGCTGTCTCTGCTACAACAACGTCAAATGCCGCACCGTTGCTCCACACTGCTCTGCGATTCCAACTAAACTTATATAATTCTTCCATGCACTCACGAAAACTAATACGTCCTATATCTCCCATAGCCTCTTCTTGCGCTTCAGGACTCTGCTCACTCCACCAACGAATCGTATCGTCATTGATAACACGATTGTGAATCTCTGTCTGCTCTTCGATAGTAGGACGCAACTCAAGTTTCTGTACTACACCATCGCCATATGGATCGAATCTAACGCAACCGATAGTGAGGATGACACAATAAGGACTTGTGTCTAGTGTCTCCATATCGATCATGATATCATTTGCCATATTATTCTTTCCAAATCCTATACATTGTTATCAATCTACTAGACCATATCTCTATGGTATAACCTCTAGTAGTACCATAAAAGTCCCATCCATCACCCCTGCTACCAAAGTTTCTACGACACCATTTGATCACTTCTGCGCAATTATCTTTAACCTCAAATTTAACTCTATCATGGTCACGTGGATTCTCATACACCACCACATCTGCATAGTCAATAACAGGAACAAAACTACTTTTAATCATATCTCAGCCTAAAAATAAGATACTTCTCTTTATCTGACACAGTATAATTGTCTGTGATTCCTGTGTCATTTAGTATCAGTTTAAATCCATACTTCTCTTCTATCCAAACAATGAATTCATCTGCATCAAAATTACGCCCATCTTCAGTAAATTCTTTGCGTAGTTTTTTCAATGTCTCATAGTAGTCCCAACGTGCTTGACGCTTTTCAAATTCAGGATCATCGTCATCATAATCCTGAAAACTTTTAGGGACGTTTACCATTGCTTGTCCAAACGTTATCTATATCTGATACTTCATCTATTATACTACTATCTAAGTAATTGAACAATAGAGCCGGGCGTTCAATTTGCCCGTTATTTGGCATACTGCTATGTAACACGCGACAATTGTACATCAATAAACTACCGCGGGGCATATTATGTTGTTTGACATTCTGCATAAACCAGCGATCATAGTTACCACTATAACACTTGTGTATATCGAAATCGCGCTTTTGACTAAACGGGACCAATCCAGTACTGCCGTTGTTTTCATTCAAGTCAGATAATGACACTATACATTGCACACCCAACAGTCGCTTGTCATAGTTCCATTTATCGAAACGATGGGGTGTGTCAACGTGAGGATTAACCCATGTGCTACCACTGTTGATGAATACACAATCGCTAGCATAATGTTTTAGATTAGGCAGATTGTGTTCTATGATAGGGTCGATATACTTCTGTATCTTCTTTACTTCGGGAAAGTCAGTTACAGATTGACTCCACCACACACTAATATCTTCTAGGTTCTTGATATCATCACGTTCAGCATAGACTTTCTTACTGCTACTAGCACGTACAGGATACAAATCTTTCAATCTATTATTGAAATCTGTGATACACAATTCTGGGATGAAACTCTCCCATATCATGTATCCTTCTTTTGATTCTAATGTTGGTTTTATATCACGCATCATCCCCACCTTAAGGAAAAATAACTAGCATGGCTTTCATTGTAAAAAGTAAACACAGCCTGTTTTGGAATCTCTCCGGTCATATTATCCCAATGACTTTGATGGAACGCAAAATCAAAATCTACATTCTGTACCCAGCCTATCTTTTTTAATTCATGTACTATTTCTATAGTCTTCATAGAGTCGATATAAAGAGTCACTTGATTCAATCTATCCCCATCTTAATTCAAAGTGAACAGCATCTTTATTATCATAGAAATAAAAATCCATGTAATCCGTATCGGGATGCCATTCGAATTTACCACCCGGTAAACCATACTGATCTATACACCACGCACAAATTTCATTCCACATCTCGGTGTTGTTACGTCCGTCGCGCCATTCAAGCCTGACTTTAGTACCCTGCGACATTCAACAACTCCTTGACTTCATTTATGATATTTTGAGAACGCTTGAATTTGATAGCCCACTGTTCTGGGTTGATATAGTCAAAGATCATTTTTTCTTGTGTAGAATCTAGGCTACCTAGAAATTCTAACCCGCTAGTACTATGATATAGCATCCATGGACTTATCTTTCCTTTCGTAATCTCAAAGCATATTTTGTTACGATTACCGTATCTCAACACATCTTTATTCTGAATCTTATCAGTTTCGGCTAATACTATGCATGTCTCAATGCTACGTGCGATTGCATCTAATGGATCTTCTGACTTTAAAAAATCAATGATAAACTTAGTATAGTTAGTGTCACGATTCCAACTGTCTATGCTAATCTGTTCTTTCAATAGCCAGTCTACATATCTGCTAGGATTCAATACTTGTGCTTCCACACAATAGTTACCAAACTTAACAAAGGCAGTGTAATATGCGCTTTTCGCAAATTCCATGTAGTCTTTCTTTGCTTTCCTGCTGTGCTTACTGTAGAACTGCATGAACGCATTATGCCCTATACGATTACCATGCTTGTCACGATCTTGCCACCTACGCTTCGTCTCACATAGGTGTTTGAGCATTGTGTTCTCTCTGATAAAAGAGCGACCACAAAATTCACAACTATGTTCAGTTGCCGTGTTCTTTTTCGTATTTTTGGATGTCATCTTCTGTGACGAAATTACTAAGTGCTTCAATGTCATCGAAATTCATCTCTGGAAATTTTTGTGCAAGGTATACTTTCTTTTTATGTTCTGCTACGTAAAGTTTCGATATCTCATCGACTAATTCTTTATCAGCCTTAGGATATATCTTGCTATAGTATTCACGTATGTCGGTTAGTTTGGCATTGTCTTTGAGTTTACTAACACGTTCGCTTATCTGAGGTATCCATTGACGGAATTGTTTGCCTAACTTAGGGCTTGCTGAACACAACATCAACCATTGTAATTTAGGATGCTTACCGACGATCTCGTTGAACATATATTTGTTAGCGAATTCATTATTGGCTAACACATAGTACTGCTGTGCTTCAGTCTTGCCCTTGATATATGTGATCCACTTGATCAACATAAAGGGATTAAACTTCTGTTTCTGCTCATCCGTTAAACGATCATAGTATCCATAGTCTTTGTTGTCAATAGCCGATAAGGCTTCAAACAGATCGAAATCCTGTTTCTCAAACTTCTCGTCTGCTGATACCTTTGCTTTAGCCATTATGCCTTCAGTCGTTCAAATGTGATGATCTTACCGATCTCTTCACCCAAGTCTTTGTCATCGGTGATGATATGCAGGCTATGATCATTACTATCACGCTTTCTATCATACTGTCTAGTTTCTACTATATGCCCGCCATTTGCACGATAAACGGTAAAATTCATGCCGTTACTATCAATAGACCTACCGGTACTAACTAACTTTTGAGGTACATCGCATTCTACTAATTCACGACTATTGTCCCAGGCTCGTTTACATTGTTTAGCAAACCATTTTCTAAAAAATTTCATTATCTTCCTTTCAAAATACTTGATTGTAATCTACGATCTCGCAATTCCTGCTGATCTCTTTCACGAAATACACACAACGGGGTTCAGGACCATCATCGATAGGTACGCACAAGAACTGTCCGTTACGCAATCTAGGTGCATACCAAGTGACATCATGATATATGTCTACGATTTCGATAGGCATGAAACTAGGACTAAACGAACTCAATGGGTTAAATTCAAATGCGTTGAACCCGCGATCATTAAGACTGCTTAATGGCAATGTCTCTAAGTCACCATGTTCTTTTTCACCAATCAATATCTGCCAATCTAATGGCATCTTGATAGTCTTGTCGCCTATCTTCAATACCAATGCCGCGCTGTTGAAACTCTCAACAAAAATCAGTGGTATATAGAAATAGTCAACGTTTTGTGGATTGCTGTTATCAAGTATCGCAAATCGTAGATCATCGATCTCATCTGGTAATGTTTCCAGATTGTAATATTTGTTATCTAATGTTAAAATTCTCATGTTGCTATTTTACAACACTCCTGTTCAATAGTCAAGTTTTTCTAGAGTAAATGGATACTTTGCTTCCTTGTAATATGCTTTGCGTTGCGTCAAGTGACGTTTAGCAAATTTACAATCGCTTGTGATATCCCAAATCTCTACGTGGTCTTTATCTTCTGCTTTACGAATTCCCCTACCTATCGATTGAATAACTCTAACAAAAGATTTACCTGGCTCTAATAATACCAAATTAAATATGCGAGGTATGTTGATGCCTACAGCCGCTACCCCATAAGTAGCAACAATAACTTTATTGGCGCTTACTTTAATTTCATCATATTCTTCTTTGCGCTCGGTTAGTTTAGTCTCGCCTGATATGAACACGCTATCTGGTATACGTGATATCAATTCGCGTCCTGCATTGACGCGATCAACCAACACTAAAGTGTTTCCGCTATCTTTGATCTTATCAATCAATTGACTGATCTTGTCTAATCTTTTTTCATCTTCTAATAGATGTTTCAATTCACTTTGGTAGTTTGAGAATTCAACACCGTCTTTCAATTGAACAATGTTCACATGGCATTGTGCCAACACACCCTTCTCTTGTAATTCAGCCGCGCTGAGTTTACCGATGACAGGACCTAGGCTAACAAGCAAACTCACTTGCTCATACACAGCCTTAGGTATAGTTCCAGTGAGTCCCCAACGAATAGGAATATGACTGAAAGGTCCAGTCAATAGTGATTTCAATGCATCAGCCTTGGCCATATGCACTTCGTCTACCATGACGCAAACAACATCTTCGATAAACTCTTTGATGTTGATCTCTGCTTCACCTGCTCTTGTAGTCTTTAACAGATTGTTAAGACTTTGCCAAGTACAGATAGTATGTGTCTTGTTATACTCTTTGCGATCACCAAAGTATACACCAACATCTAATCCAAGATTGATATAGTCTGCTTCAGTCTGTACAACAAGGCTTTTGTTTGGTACGATGACAATACTACGCCCATATTGCTCTACTGATTTACTTAGAGCCGCGGTCATGATCGTTTTACCTGCACCTGTCGCTACTTCTTGAATACACTGCGGGTTCTTTAAAAAGTTATTGACGATATCTACCTGATAATCGCGCAACATGATAGGCTTGCCCTCTTCAACGTGACCTTTGGGCCATACCTTATCGGAAAACGAATCCATGGACACTTGAGTAAATTCGAAAGTAGTTTGATATTCACGCATATCAACCAATTCGATATCATAATCATACTCTTGTAATATGGGAACGATATCAGGTATCAGATTGATATATGTGCTACCCGCTAGGCTACAATAACTAACCTTACCATTCCATCTACCGAGGCGTACCGCAGGCAGATATCTTGCACCGGGCACTTCATGTTCGAATTTTCGCATCAATGCTTTTCGGCAGTCTAACTCAAGACCTTCGATCTTGCAGTTGACTTCATCTTTGATTATGATTTTTGCTTCTCTCATCGTACCTCTATAGGCCTGCTATTTGTTAAATGTATAATCTTGTTCATTCTTTTAGGATGATAAGTTGCTGTGCTAGCCATGGTGGTAGTTTTTAATAGTACCGCATTAGCATAGTCAGTTGATCCCAGTGTACTACATGTCAGTCCATGTTTCAATAATGCTACTTTGATAGAGTTACTGACTTCTTTATTATATATGACTTCTTTGGACGTAAAGACATGCTCTATACCTAGTAATTTTAACCATTCAGCAACCTGATCAAAATAATCCAAATCTACTACTGCATCGTATGCGCTTGCAAATGTCAGTAATGAATTATCTTGTACGATATCGTTAGATATGGCTATACCATGTGTTGACAATTCTAATAGTGTTTTTGGATCATTATTGAGAGTGATATGTTTGATAGCCTCGTATAGATAATTATTGATAGCCGTTATAAAATACATATCATTTATTTTGCGTAAAGTAGGAGTCCAACTTAGTGATTCATATTCTTTAACGGTATCTAATAGCCTACTAGTCTCATCACAATAAGTGACATTATCGAAATGTTTGTTAACCAACATGATGGCAGATTTCAATGCATATGTATTGTAAGGTGATATATATACCTTTTTATCTTTATGCCATAAGAAACTATTGTCATTTAGATTTCTGAATGATTGAATGAACTTAGTATCGAAAGGGGTGCGAATATGAATGTCACCTTCAGTTACCTGAATATATGCAGTTAAGTATTCTTGGGCACTCGTCACCACTTCTACTTCCCACTTGACACCAATAAGGTCCTCTACTTTATGTCCCAATTTCTTTAGTTGTCGTTGATACTTTGTCAGTAACTTTTCAAACAATTTATTTTGATTAGTGGTTACACGATTATTTGTTTTAATGATGTATTGTAGATTGTTGAAGAAACCATAATCTTTTTTGCTCAAGTGAACATACCCTTGAAGCATATAGTGTAATAAATGTTCTCGCTTGGATAATAGTATCATCACAATATTATATAAGACTGTAGTAAATATTTCAAACAAAAAGGAGAGGCCCATTTCTGGGCCTCTTCAATCCGCGGGTTACGGAGATGAGTCGTTATGCCCGCTTCATGACCGTGTTCTCAGCCAACATCTTCCAGTTGGGACTGATCTTGACCAGATCAGCGATCTTGAGTGCCATACGCATACTCAACTCACGCAGTCGGGCCTTGTTGTCAAACATGAATTGCAACACTTGATCACCTTCATCATTCTCGAAAAAGTAATCGCGAAACAATCCACCATCAGTATCCTGATGCACTTGTCTAATGCGCAACATCTTGTCACGCTCGGTGTCGATAGTCAAGTCAAGAAAGTGACAACGTGACTGCAACGCTTCCAAGTGATCCTGCAACTTCTTGCTCTTCAAGTGATCGAACTTGATGTTAGTGATGAAGATACAAGAACCGTTGAAGTCGAAACTGTCAGGGATACCTTCACGGCGCAACATGCTAGAATCACTGTTCCAGTAAATTCTGCGGCGCTTGCCACTATCAAGTGCGGCCTTGAGAATGTTCAGTGCGAGATCATCCATCAACACACTATCACAGTCATCGAACACCAACACGTGGTTCTTGTCACTATGCTTGAACAATGTAGCATAGAGACCCAATGCTGTCATAGCACCTTTGACAATCTCAAACTTGAGAGGACGACCTGCAATCTTGTCAAACATAGCCGCTTTCTCTAACTGCTGTTCAACACCAAACGATTTACCAACGCCCGGGGGACCTGATACGATCATTGCGCGAATACCACCCTTAGTAGTAGCCGCTGACATTTCATCAAGAATCGCAAAACGTGTGCGAATACGTGCGATTGCTTCCTCGTCAGTTTCTACAGGGGTCACAGCAACTTGCTTAGTGCTGGGCACTTTCGCAACAGCACCACCTACAAACTCAATATCATTCATTGAATCTACCTTTACCTTGACTGTATCGATGCCGCTAAACTCAGGGAACTGGCCCTCGTTACGCACCGTGACATAGTTACCTTTCTTACCTGACTGAAAGCCCTTGACCAGAGTAAACATCTGATCAACAACTTGAGTGTTACGATAAGACCCATTTAAAATACGAACTGTTGACATACTCATCTCCAATTAATCAACTTACGATATAACTATTATAGTACCTTGCAGGACCAATGTCAAGCCTTAGCAAACATCTTAGCACCTTCGGCCATAACGACACGATATGCTTTCATTGTTTCTTGCGTCTGGGCTAATGGGCTAGTCTGAATAAACTGCATCATTTCCAAGAAGCCCAAACCCAAAAATTCTGCATCTTTTTGGATCACTTTGATTGCTGTTTCGATTTTCATTTCTCTTCCCTTTTCTCAACTCTATGTATTAATTATAGTCCCTTGGGTGCCCAAAGTCAAGCCTTTTTCGCCACTTTTTTCCACTATTTTTCGGATATTTTGTTGTTTAAAAACAACAACTTACACAGGTTCCAAGTATCTGGTCTGGTCCGCACAAATATCAACGATATTGAACATAGGGTTTCCTGTAAAAGGACCATATGGCATATGATCCTTCTTTACACGATACACAGGCCAACCGCCCTTTCTAATACGATTCTCAAACCAATTTTTCAAATCAGTATATGTTACACCGCTATTAGGATCAACCCATTCCCAGGTCCAACGTCCTACATTTATACTTGTGTGCGCTTGTAATGCCTTGCGGCTATCTTCTAAATCTTCCATGATATCTGTTGGGCCATAGTAAAGATCACTGAATCGTTGTGGACAGCCTGTGTGACCTATGTAAGCCTTAATACGTTTTTCTTCATGGGTGGTTCGTCCCCACCCATCAAGATGTACAAAAATATCTGAATCGAAACATAACGGCACCTTATGGACAGTTTTTATTAGGTATAACCCAGTTGTAAAATTATCCAATAATGTAATCATTATTTGTATCGTTCCAAAATATGAACTTCTAAGAAGTCATAGATATCTGGTTTTGCTAAAATACCAGTATCAGAAATTTCAAGTACGTCATGAGTACCACCATTGCGAACATAAGCACGACACACTACACCGGCAGCACAACTAAAAGGCGGGTCAGGTACATCTGCTAATGATCCGTGCTTACTCTTATAATGTGCATCCCATGCTTTACCGGTTTGAGTTGATAGATTTTTCATTGTAAAGAATCCCTTGCGCAAGGTTCCCATGATTTCATCCATAAACTCACGAAAGTCTGGATCATTACGGTTCTTATAAATTTTAGTTTCAATAAATTCCTTATAGAAGGATTCAAAGAAACCGTATTCAGTATTATGTACCGGCTCTTCAGGAAAATACAAATCATGTTCAGCACTAATATGATCCAAGACATACTTTGTGCGGGTCTTAATAGCATTGATATGTGTATTTGCACCTGCAAGGCCTTCGTTTTCCTTATCACCTTTTTTAATCAAGGTTCCGTTATTTTGCTCTAACGCAGAAACTTTTAGATGATTTTCCCATGCATCAGCATCATCCTTTTCAGTTTTACCGTCAATACGAATCTTGAAAAGATCATTGCGAATCATAGTATAATCGTCAACATTACGGCGGCCCTTGCCATTTACAAATGTAAACAAATCTCGGGCAAAACTACGATCACTTGTCTCTACATACCAGACAGGAACTAAAATATCTTCACCTGTCATATCAGCCCAAATCTTAGCATCAGCAAGACATTCTTGACCTGTAGTATTATGCTGTCCATCACACGCATGATATTTTTCAACACCCGGATCCTTAACAGCAAACACAGGACTAATACGCCATGGATGAAAGTCCTCAAGAATTTCAAACAAGTGATCAGTAATAATGTCACGTTGAATATCTAAATCAATTACAACCTGACTAATAGGTACCCACTTAAATTTTGGCCTATCTGTTAATTTGAACTTGCCTTCAAATTTCTTTTGAAGTTTACGCATAAGTGGTGCATAGCGTGGATCCTTTTTTATTTGTTCAACACGGTCCTTGAATGTAATTTCGTTATGCGCACCGACCTTACGTTTCATTTCATTCTTTGGATAAAGAATGTTAGAATCTTTAGGCTGATGTTTCCACATGAAAGGAAAAGCCTTCTTAGTTAATTTTTTAGATATGCGCCTAGCATTTCGATTAGTCATATTACCCTTTAACTTAGCCATGATCATTCTCCTTGAAAATTTCTTCTAACTCATCATCATTATAAAAGAAACCTTGACCTCTATCATACTTGTTTTGAGGCAGTTTGTCAAATGTTTCGTTATCGTAATATTTTTCAATCACCATACGCCATCGATCTTCAGGAAGATCAACCAACTCAAATCCGTTGACTCTCCCGTAACCATCGTAGATACCTGTGATGCGATCACCGTTTTTAAATAAGACGACAACATCGCTAGCAAATTCCCAATTGCTACCTCGCACCGCAACTTCTGCCATGACCGGCTTTTCAGATTTAGCACATTGCCAACTAAAGAATCCCATGTTACATCCTCACCTTATCGAAAATTTGATTTTGCAACCTAGAGACCTCATCGCTTGGAACATAAAAATCCGTAGTTGGATCCCAGTACTCACCTGCCTTAGCATCGTAATATAATACACGACCGCTAGGATAATGAAAAGGACCTTCTAGCCCTTTTCTAGGTTGGAACTTACGTTCCATTTCGTTCAGTATACGATAACCCATGTTACCACTCCTTAAATTCGCCTGAGGCGACTTGTTCAATAAAGCCAGTGTTGTACTCTAAGATTTCAGTATCGGTCATATCATCTTCAGTGACCAACTCGCTGGAACCTGTATCGCCCTTGTAATAGTGGGGCTTGAAAGGTCGCTGATAGTAGGCATCAGCACTACCACGATCATAAGGTCCGCCATGACGCTTGTTGATGTTAGTACCAAAGTTCATGATTACATGCTCCAGTAAGATTCGCTAGAAGGAGAGCAATAGTAGGGCGTATCATAACGCTCCTGAAACTCCTTACCACTCATCATGTTCTTGCGGGTGATGAAAGTCTCAAACACTTCAACGATGAAGCCCAACTTACGCTTGCTGTCAGCAACGGTATTAATATAGTCCTTAGTACTCGGTGCAAAATCTTGCTTCACCACGAGACGCTTACCTTCTTTGGTACGCTTGTCAGTCTTGTAGATTTCGAGGGTGTATTCAACTAGTGCAGACATTTCAGTTCCTTTTCTCAACTCTATGTACTAATTATATGCCCAATGGCACCCAAAGTCAAGCCTTTTTCTGTTGTATTTTAGCAACAAAAAAGCCTTTATAAATCAATGACTTACGTTACCTGTCGGTTTAATGATTTTGGTCAATGTCTGTAGTTATAGTATTCTAGTTTGTATATGGAATCTCGCAACGTTCTGATACTGTCGCACATATTCCATGAATAACTATCTACTTTTATCTTGATGAAATTATCATTGTATATCTGCACGGCCACATCATTGCCTGAATAGTTGAATGTCACACAGATATATGGCAAAAGACCTTCATGTCTGGAGGTCTGAATATTGCCAAAAATTTTATTTTGTTTTGTGTATAGGAAAGCCAATAATAATGATGTTGTTTTCTCGCTCACGCGAACACCCATTTATCAGCACATACGAAAAATTCGTTTAGGTCTTTACGTCTCCTAACATATTTGCTAGTGATGCGCAAAGAACCTTTATTGATCTTTTCGTCTAGTAGACTCAATAACGGATTGCTAATAGGAAAGTCTAACATAACTTTATTTAGTTTATCTGTGAACCAATATTCTACGCTATGAGTGTGTTTACGGTGGTTTTCAATCTTTTTGACAAAAGTAAGATTACGGATGTTCAATTGATTCATGTCATCTTGCTTATTGTTCTTAAAATAACTAGATTGAAAGATGTCATCGAACTCCTTGTCATAGTCAAAGAAATAAGGAAGTTTGTAGACAAGACCAACGTGACTATCTAATACCTTAGTTGGATCGCTATACAAGAACTTGTTCAAATCGTTCCTGAACTTAGTCAACTTATAATCGCGGAGTGTGAGCATGATCAACTTGTTCTTGTAATATTCACGAATGTTTGCCGCTTTCTGAACATCAAGGTCGGTGACTAAATCCTTTAGTTCAGGATTATCTAGGCTTCTGCTATAACGCTGTATGACGGGTGTCCGCGTCGCCGACTCATTTTGGGCTAGTCTTTGTATGCAACAACTGATAACCAATACATCTTCTGGAAATTCCTTGATGGAATCTTTCTTTTCTCCGTTCCATGATGTCAATATCTCATCCAATGTAGGTCCGAGTTTGCGTCTCTGAATCTGTGTAATAACATTGCTAGTAGTCATCAACTCACCGTTATATCTTCCATGCCGGCTGTTCGTAGCCGAACGATGTGGCCCAATTGCCACTGCTTGCTATCAAGACCTTTCAAGATACCAAGCCATTTATTTCTCAGTAATGCAACTTCGTTGATCAATACTTCGAAATCAATTACTTCATCTTCACCATCAGTATACTTCTCTGCATCACGACTTGTCAAGGCTCTATTGTACCCTTCTAAGTACTTTTGGAAATATTTCCTGCGTAGTTTGCGTAATTGGATATTGAGATAGTTTAATACTGCTTCTATCTCTTGTAGTTGGTTAAATCGTTGTTCGGTGATTCCGGGTAAATTAGAAATGTTCTTTTCAACTTTTCCATTTACCCGGCAATCATACCTTGCTTGCTCTAGTTCTGATTCATAGTGTGTTATGAAATCTGGAATCTGACTTAGATCACTAGTGATTCTGGTGTACCAATTCATCTATCACCATTCATCGTCTTCGGTATCTTCATCCTCTTCGTACTCTTCATATTCTTCTTCGTCATACTGAGAACTATATTCACGCAACGCTTCTATTACCGCAGGTTCTCTACGGAATGCTTCTTTGATCTCTGCTGAATCGTAATCGTTTTCTACTAAGACATTAATCAAAGACTCGGCTGCATCTGAAAGATTGTTTTCATCAATCTCTATTTTTAAAGCGCGCCATAACTCGGCTATTACAGTAATACTCATCCTGTTATTCCTCCGTTTCAGAATTTGTATTACTTATCGTTGTTTGTTTGTTTTCATATTCTAACATTACTTTGTCTAGGCAACCATTTTCATTTGATTCCCAACCCTTGCGGAAGAATTTAATAATCTCGCCGTCATTAGTTGTATAACTCAGTCGATTGCCTTCTTTAGTAAGCAAGTTAGCCTTCTCAAACAAATCAAGCAAACCGCTATATGGGTTCATGCCCGTCTCATATGGAATCTTGACTTGAACGCTTTCAAAAGGTTTAGCGTAACGTGTCTTCATGACCTTACAGGCACTACGAATACCACGCACTTCGCTAATCTTATTGCCATCTTCATCTTCTTTAAGTTTCAATTTCTTCATAGCAACTACGATTGAACTTGCATAGATGAAGCCTTGTCCACCACTGATCTTATCATCAGGGTCAAACATATCTTGGCTAGCATAAGTGTGATTAGTCGCAACTAATCCTACATTATGACTACCAAACATGTTTACACAGTTACGAACAAGACTAGTTAATGCCTTAGGCTTGCGACCCATGTCACCCTTCATATCGCCTGCTTCAAACTGATTGACATCAGTTGGAGTCAGCAACATGCCAAGACTGTCAATGATGAACAATACTTTCGGCTTATCGTCTTGCGGAAGAGTCTTGTAACTCTTCATAAACTCGCTGATAGTTTTAGCAACATCATCAATCATTGCCATGTTAAGTTTAAGCAACTTGCTTTCATCGGTATCGACACCAAGTGCCTTCAACCAATCTTCATCTAGTGCATTCTCAGTATCGACCAATACAACAAAGATACCTTGTTGTTGTGCATGACGAACTAAGTTGCCTGAACAAATGTATGATTTGCCTGAGCCTGATTCGCCGGCAAATACAGTTACCTTACCTAGTGGGACTCCTTTGTTAAAGTCTCCGCTAATAAGATAATTGAGAGCGTGGTTACCGGTACTGACCCAATCAGTAGGATCATTGAAACCAATA